GATCTTGGAAGGAGTAGTACATTGTTTAAGGGAAGGGTAAACGAGGATGTATATAAGAAAGAGACAAAAAGAACATGGATAGGAACTCAATATGGGGAGAATCAGCATAAGAATATACATCAAGCACAGATCCAAAACCCAATTAATAGATATGAAAATTTTAAAGTTTATTTAGAAACCCAAATGCATGCTTTTGTACCGTGGATTTATAGGGGACAAACTGTTCCAACTAGAATAGTACATGCGGATCCTCAGCAAGCAAAAGCAGCAGCGGGTGAAGGAGTTGATAAACCACCGATTGACAAAGAGGCTCATAAAATAGGTAGAAAGGTTGACAATAAGTTTTTATGCGGTACTTATATGATTATGGGATCTTATATAGAGTATATAGAAAGCAAAATAATACAAACTTTTGTTTTGGGTAAGAGAGAATGGTTAATAAATGATGGTAGAGGATCGGACCCTGAACCTGTAGTTTAAAACAAAAAGAAATGGCAGATTTTTTAAGTAACATCAAAAGCAATGCTTCTAGCGTAACAGATCAAAATCAGATTCTAAACAGGGGTGTAGACAAAGGAAGAACTATGTTCTTAAAGGGCCTAACAACAACATCATCTGGGCAGAAAGAGGATCCAACATATCTTGGTTTTAGAATTATGTTTGATATGGGACATGAGGGATTGGTTGACCCTGAATCTTTCCTACCGATTAGTCCTTTATTTTCTAAGGGTGCTACCTCCAATATTGCAGGAGGAATAAAGGGAATGAAAGTTTCTAACGGAGCTGCAGATTTTTTCCATGGGTCAAGACAACAGATCGATAAATATCCCAACTATACTGAAAATTTCCATTACATGACTGCTGAGTCATTTTTAAGAGAGAGGAGAAGTGCAATGGAAAATCAGGAGATAGAAGGAAGATTACAGAAAGATCAATTTGGAAGAGCAATACCTCTTGATACAGGAGCTAATGTAGGCGGGGGTATAGCACACAGAGCTGATGCGTTAATTGCATTTAAAAATTTAATAGTTAGTATAAACGAAAAAAGTCCTTGGTTTATAAAAACAATTGATGGGCTAGATTCCATATTAAAGGTAACTACACCCCGACAAATAGGTGGGGGTACAACATACAAAGAACAAAGATCCGGAATTCTGACATTTGACTGTTTAGATGCTATAGATTTAAGAATAAGTGCAATGGCAGATCTTTATAGAAAAGCAACTTATGATTTTCAGTATCACAGGGACATGCTTCCGCATAACCTTAGAAAATTTAGAATGTGGATTATTGTCACGGAGATAAGACAGATAGATCTACAAAAAAATCTAGCGGATGTTTTAAATCCATTTAATATTTCTGGAGTGGGAAGCACCTTTGATAATTTAAAAAATATAGCGCAATCTTCAGGTATACTAAACGATAAGGCTGCGGAAAGTGGTAATAACCCAGGTGAAGAGCTAGGAAAATTTGTAAACTCTTTTGAAAAGCTTACTCCATACATCTTAATGTATCAATTGGATCTATGTGAGTTTAATTTTGATGAATCATATCCATTTACTAAATTAGATAACACTAAGAATGATATAGCGGTAGCTAATAAATTTAAAGTGCATGTTGGAAACGTAAAGGAGTATAAAATGCAATATAATATTCTTTCTGACCTACTAAAGAATGAATCTACATTTGCACCTTTATTAATACAGGATAGCTGGAATTTGAATGGATCTAAAATATCAACAACCCTTAAAATAGATAATAATACCGATCTTTTCACAAGACTAGCTAATAACTTTATCAACAATTCTGTTGCCTCTGTTGTACAGCAACAGGTATCGCCGATAGTAACAAAAAAGCTTTTAGGAAATGCCTATGGATTTAATATCAGTGATGCTGTTAGATCCCTAAATTCAGCCCAAGATCTAGTAAATGGTGTGAGAAATACAAAAGATCCTTTAGGTGATTACAGGCCTCAATCTAAAGGATTTGGTGGTCCAGGGCAAAGACAATATCCAACATTAAAAGAAGATGTCTATGCAACTGTACCAGAAAATCTAACATATGGATTGGGCAACCAATATCCATCAGGAACTCCAGCACCTCCTGGAAGTGCAAATGATGTTTATGGAAATAATCCAGGTGTTGATTTAGGCTTACCTCAAAGACAATATCCAATCAATTCTGATGATCTTTATACAAGGGTTCCTGGAGTAGACTCTGGAGTTCCTGATAGAATTTATCCAACAAATGTTTCTAATTCTGATGTATACCCAACTAATCCAGGACAGGATTTAGCATTGCCACAAAGAACATATCCTGCTAATTCATATGATGAATATGTTGATAACCCTGGCGTTGACCTGGGTGTTCCGCAAAGGGTTTATGCTAGCAGCATAACCCCTAACCCTGATGAGTATCTTACAAATCCTGGACCTTCCTTGGGATTGCCTCAAAGACAATATCCATCTAATAATGCTGATGAGTACGCTACAGTTCCCGGTAATGATCTTGGTGTACCACAAAGAGTATATCGAATTAACATGGCACCAGTTTCTGATGAATATCCAACAAACCCTGGTGTTGATCTTGGAGTACCCCAAAGACAATATCCATATAATACAGGAGATGAATATGCTGATGTTCCAGGAAGAGATCTTGGTGTACCACAAAGAGTTTATCCAAGTGATTTTACTCCAGGAGCAGACAAGTATCCAACAAACCCAGGTGTTGATCTTGGAGTACCCCAAAGACAATATCCATATAATACAGGAGATGAATATGCTGATGTTCCAGGAAGAGATCTAGGCGTTGCTGCAAGAGTTTATCCAAATGATTTTACTCCGGGAGCAGACAAGTATCCAACAAACCCTGGTGTTGATTTAGGACTTCCACAAAGGGAATATCCATATAATACGGAAGATGAATACTCTGATGTTCCAGGAAAAGATTTAGGGGGTAATCAAAGAATCTATAAAGAACCTAGAGATCCTTCTGACGTTTATCCTACTAATCCATCCGAAGCCCAATATCCAGAAAACGTTGTAGATGAATACAAGGATGTTCCAGGTAAAGATCTAGGAGGAATTAATAGAGTATATGAGGAACCAAAAAATCCTTCTGATGTCTATCCAAATAATCCAGAAACACCACAATATTCATCTAATGATTTTGATGAGTATAATGTGTCCACGGTTTATAATGAAGTTAAAAATTTAGGTAATGCTTTAGTTCCTTCTATAAGAAAAGAGGAACCCGATAACGACAAGGACAAGTATAAACAAGTTCCAGGTAGGGATCTAGGTGCTCCTTTTAGGGAATATGTTACTAAATTACCAGAGAGTGAATCCGATGTATATACAGGAAAAAGAGATTTAGGATTGCCCGATAGAATATATTCTAACACTCAAAATGACAATGATCAATATCCAGATAGTCCTGGACCTGATTTAGGTGTTCCTTCATTAAAATATGTTGTAACAGATAAGCCAATGGTTAGTGATGCATCTTTAACTGAAATGAGCATTCCGCAAAGAAAATATAGAACTATAAGAGCAAATGTTTATAAGAAGGAAGAAAACGATTCAGAGGTAAAAAATGTTACGTCTTATCCAAGTATAAGAGTGGATGAATATCCAACAGTTCCCGGAAAAGATTTAGGAGTTCCTAAGATAACATACAGTATGGATAATAAAGATACACCTATTATTGATGCATCATTAGAAGGTAAAATAAAGGATCTTAGCAAACCGCAAAGAATATATCCAACTGTAATACCGGGCGGAACTGATGTTTATCCAACTAATCCGCCTAATGAAAGAGTATATCCTGAAATTATAGTCAATAAAGATGCCTATAATAATGTACCAGGAAGTGATCTGTCAGCACCAGATAGAGTTTATAGAGGTGTTCATGATGATCAATATTCTAAAAATCCAGGAGAGGATTTAGGATTACCTGATAGAGTATATCAAGTCAATAATGATAATATGTATAGAAGCTTGCAATCAAATATAGCAGAGATTTATAAACCATCTTTGCATGATGATGTATACAATAACGAAAGACAAGAAAACGCAAAGCTTTACAAAGAGAGCCTAGCAAATTCTGATGAGTACCCAAGAGTTCCTACTACAGGAAATAACAATCCTGGAGTAAATGATAATATTTATAGAAGAGTATATAAATAAAGATGAACAATTTACAAGAATCTAATATAGAAAGAACCCAGCATTTTTTAGGAGTTATTGTGGATAACAAAGACCCTGAATTTAGAGCAAGATGTAGGGTTAAGGTTTTTGGAATCTTTGATGATCTCAAGGATGATGAACTTCCTTGGGCATTTCAAAGATTTGATATTTCATTCGGAGATAACGGTGGTTCAGGTAGAGTTAGTATACCTAAAATAGGAGCCGTAGTGCACGTTCAATTTAATAATGGTAATTACTATGCACCCGAATATAAAGCTGTGCAGGAGCTCTCTAAAGACCTTATAGAAGAGATTAAAGCATCTTATGAGGGAGCACACTCTTTAATATATGATGGTATAGAGAAATTAAAAATATATTACACAGTTGCAAAGGGATTAGTGATAGATTTGAAAGAATCAACTATAGTTATTTCTAATGATAACTCCATTACAATAACACATGCAGGCCAGCAATCAAGTCTTGAGTTTAGAGGCGGAAAAATAACAGAATATGCTAACTCCGAGATAGAAAGCACTGCCACAACAAGAATTAAACAAAGCAGTAACGAGGTCTGGATGGACGGTAAGCTTACAAAGCTTGGACATTCCCCTGTTTATTCTGCTGTTCTAGCAGAGCCCTTATGGCTGTTTCTAAAATCAATGGCTGCTGCTATAGATGCAAAGCTTCCATGTACACCAGGAACTATGACAAGCCTAGCAGAAAGCTATGAAAATTTATCAACATCAGAGGTTGTTAAAGTAACAAAATCTTAACTTAAAAATAAACAAGTTTTGGATCTTCAAAAATTACAGGAAATAGGCGACAAACTAGCTAATGGTACAATAACACCAGAGGATGCTATGGCTCAGTTAAATAGCCAGGCAACAACATTACCAAGCGATGATGAAATACAAAATGTTGGAAAAGAATTAGAAAAATCATTAGAACCTGTTCCTCTATCATTAACTGATAATGAAATAAACGAAATACTTTGCCAATATGAAGGGGAAGAATTAGCAAATAGAATTTTTTGGAAAATACTGGATAAAGAAGGATCCATTAGAAATATTAAGGATAGACCAGATTTCACAAAAAACTCAAAGTTTGACAAATTTATAGGGAGCAAAGGATTGGAGCCTAGATTAAACAGAGCTAAAGAAATGATATCTGATAATCTTGATCTTGGTCTTCTTAATATAAAATTTAAAGGTGCAAATCTTAAAAAAAGAGATTTAAAAATCGGACCTTTTTCATTTGGTATAGAGGTCATAACCAATATGGGTACGCCTCTTTTCTATCATGTTGCAGCTCCTAAATTTACACTTGAACAGATACTAAATAAATTAAAGGGTAAAGCAAAAAAGCCAAAGCAATGTGTAAAAGATTTTAATAAGAAATATAATTCTAATTCTGCTATTGATGATCAAGACGTAATAAAAAGAATAGAAAAACTAGCAGAAAAGGAGAAGGCATTAAATACAGCATCAATGGGATCTTCTAGTACGCCATTTAATATTTATGATATAGTTGATGATATTTTTTGCGAGCCTGATATTCCCATCAATCCTGAAACTGGAGAACCGCTTTTTACAAAAGAAGATTTATCAACATTTTTACAAGATATATGTAAACCTGATATCGAAACACCAGATCCAGAACCCACAATAGATCCGAAAGGAATTGACACACAGGAGGTAGCCGATGCAGTAAATCAATGTCTTATTCAAACAAAAATTATATTTAAAGATATTAGAGAAAAAAACGAATTAAAGTTAAGATACGAAAAAGCAGAAAAAGATCTTGAGGAGATGTTATATCATTATAGAATTATAAAAAATTATTACAATTCTCTTTATGATTCTTATCTTAAAAAATTAGCTATAGGAGAAGCAATGGCTAAAAAATTAAATTATAGTTTAGACCAAGTTATATCATCATATAGAAATTATTATTTCAATTTTGCCACTTCTGCCGTATGGGAAGGAGTATCAAAAGGAATGGTAGAGAATGTGAAGATGGAATCATCTAAAATAAATTATAATCCTGATTCACTTCACTTAACTATAAATGCAGTTTTAGGATCTAGAGAAGCAGCTATTGCTCTTGATGAAATAAAAAAATTCTCATGTAGATTAAAAGAAACAACTGGCTATATTAGTCCTGTTAACTATAATAATACCACAGAAAAGCCAGCTGCATATTTTGGTATAAAATTTATTCTTCAATATCCACATTCTCTAGGAAAACCCCTTGAATATGATCAAATAAATATAGATATTCCTAATAGCACTTTTTCTGATAAGTATCAGACGATAAACATACCAAAATTAAGAATAGGTATGGAGTTTGGTACTAATGGAGTTCTTGGAGGTAAAAAAAATGACTTCTTAAAATCTTTTGATAATTATGTTATTGAAAAAGATGAGGATCCTATTTTAAATACACCTTTTTACAATTTCATAAGACTTATAGAGGACACAACCCTTACTAAACAAGAAATAATAGATCGCATAGAAAGAGATCATGGATTTTTATATTCTACTCTTTACGAGCTTTCCTCTAATAGTTGGTTATTTTTTACCGCCGAGGAAAGAGGTGATAATGATGCTAGATTAACAAAAAATCTTAAACCTAAATCATCTTCAAATGGTACACCTAATGATTCTTTTACTAATTTTTGGAGCAACTATAAATCTTCATGGAATAAGAAATATATTTCACAAAAAGAACTTATTGAGGAAAGAATAGCAAGAATTAAAAAAGCAACTGACGTATTTACTGATAAACTCTCTGACTATTATTTTATAGTTAATCCAAGCCCTATTAAGGATAATACAGCTCTTTTAAAATCTGCATCTGATGGAATAGACGAGAGAGTAAATCAAATACAAGATCTGCTCCTTTTTATAGGGGAGAAAGTAAAAGAAATAGATCAGCAGATTTCACCTGAGGCTATATCTACAAAGGGTAATGAAATAAAATGCGGAATAGACCCAAAGATTCAATCTCTAACTGCTTCGTGTCCTTCCGAGTGCTGCGGACCATCAGGGCAAGCAATAGACACTATGGGATTTGGCGGTATGACAGATTCACCAGATTGTCCTAATATTTACACTGTTTGTTATTGGAAAGAATTTTGTAAAAAATTAAATATAGTGGGAACACTTCCTATACCTAACGGAATACCCCCTATAGAAAAACCAAGTGGTTTTTTACCAAATCTTGCTTTAAAATATTGGCCGGTTGGATATATTCCACCTGCAATTATACCTATACCCCCACCAGCAGTTAATCCATTAGATGGAATGCCTTTTGTTAGAATACCTATGCCTTTTAATTGGACTGTGATAGATCCTATTATAATTCCATTACCTATAGGATTGATAGTTATTTTTATACCATTTATAGGGGGATTTATGCCTAGCCCCCTTATATTTTTTCATGATTTTTTAAGCGGTAATTCTATATTTCTAATGGGTATGAGAGGATTTAGATTTATACCTAGAAAATCGGATCCTATCACTAAAGATCCAGGCGAGGACTTTAAAAAGATGCTTACCAAAGGTGTTCCCCATTTTTCTTTTCCTTTTCCTAATCTTGGCGGAGATAATGTAGATTCCGTTGAAAGAATGAAAAAGGATGTCACTGAGAATTTATTAAAACAATTATCAAACACAACTAAGAATGTTGATTTTAGTAAAATACAAAAATTGCAGGATGAGATAAGTAAAAATACAAAAGAAAAGAAAGACAAAATACTAGAGATTAAAAGAAGATCAGCATTAACAGGAGAAAGCACAAAAGATTTAGAGGCAGATCTTAAATCATATATTGATTCTAAAAAATCACAAAAAATACAAGTTGTTAAAGATGCAATTAAAGATTATATAAATAAAACTGTAAATCCGCCCGATGTCTTATTTCCTAAACAATCAAAAAATCTTATAGCAGAAATTCCATCTCCTATAAAATTAGCTAAGAATGTTTCTGATAAAATAAAGATCGGAACAATACCTAAGATCACTAAAATAAATCTTAAATCTAAGATTCTTAGTAAAATAAAAAGTATTGATATACCAGAAGATCCTGCTTTTATTGAAAAAAATAAAAGTCTTTCCCCTGATTCTAAAATAGTTGCATCCTTTGATGTTCCTATAAGTGATATAGGTAAGAATAAGGATCAGTTTGATAAACTAGCAGGATCTATAACAGGAACAATTGGAAATTTTTTAAATGGAGATGAATCACCTATAAAACCAAAAAATCTTTCCCTATTTAGTACTAAATTAAACGGAATACCTAAAACAGGAACAAAAATACCCATTCCAAGTTCTTTGGTGCCTTTAGATAATCCTATACTTACAAGTTTAAGCAATCATCTTTTAAATAATCTTTCTATATCGGGTAAGGATATAACTACACTTGCTAAGAGAGCATCAATATCTGATAATAAAGTTTTAAGAGATAAGGATTTAAAACTGTTTGTTAAAAGTACATTAGATAAAGCTCTAAAAAGTTTTCCAGGCGATCTTAAAAATTTCTCTGTACCTAATATTGCAAATCCAGGAGATATTGCAAAAGATGCAGGAACTATGATAGGATCTATAGAACCTCCTCCATTCCCGCCTAAGAAAAGCGGGACAATAGCTATGCCTTTAGGACCTGGTGGCATACCACAAATACCCATTCCTGGAAAAGCTATAGGCAGTATTATAATAGGTGCAGTTACATCTAAATTAAATTCATTGGATTTTAATAAGATATTACCTGGTGGATTAGATAACTTTGAAAATTTAACTGATGTAGATATTAAGAGAATCTCTTCAAATCTGGTAACAGACACATCTAAAAGTATAAGCATACCATTACTTAATAATGTTCCGCCTATACCTTTAAAGTCTAGACCTCAGGATATGATTGAATTCTCAATGCAATTCTTGCCAGTGCATCCTTATTCTGATATTGCTTTTACCCTCCTCTGGAACCTTATTAAGAGCCCTCCAAGGATTCCTATATCTGGTGATGCTATGGAACAATATATTAAATTACAAAATATAATTTTTTCAAAATTACCTTGGCCGATTGTCGCTATGCTTGGAAGATGGGTAATCAATATACTTAATCCTCTTTATAATAAAGAAGACCTACCTAGATGGGACAGAATGTCTCTAAACAATCCCTTTTTTGTTGTTTTTCTGGATGAGTTTTTAAGATCTGCAGCTGATATTTCAGGTGGATTTAAATTCTTTGTTGGAGGACCTACAAAAGGTTTATTATATCCTTTGCCGGATCTTGAAATTTCTTTAGGATTTGGTACTAAAATAGGTACACAATAAATAATATAACAATAAAAAATGGCTAAAACTACTAGGGAATACACAAGGGATGGGTACTCTCAAGAGGAGAGAGAATCCTTAGATAATCTTTACAATGGTTACTATCAAAGGAATTTCACAAACAAATCTATAGATTTTACAAGTAAAGAATTGGAAGAAAATCAGGTTCTAACTGTTAAGATTTCAAACATTAGCGGGGATCGTGCTATAGGTGAAACTCCTATAGGCCAATCTGTATCTATAGATCTTTTAAAAGAACAGAAGGCAATAAGTAAATTAGGATTTCCACCACTTGAGATAGAAGAGGGAATTGAAATAGACGTTGTGATCTTCAAAGATAAATCTGGATCATATAATGGATCTCTTTCTGCGGGGTATGAAAAAACATTAAAGAAAGAACTTCTTAAAGCTATAAAAGAAAACGATAGTGCATATTCATGCAGAATCGAATCAACATGTCCTGGTGGGTTTATGGTTAATCTTTCAGGAATTAAATGTTTCTTGCCTGGATCACTTGCAGCAGCAAATAGAATTATAGATTTCCAATCATTTATAGGTAAGACAGTTAATGTTATGGTTGAGACCTACGATGAAAAGAGAGATATTTTTGTGGTTTCCTTCAAGAAGTATCTTAAAAATATAATTAACAGCAAGGTTGAAGAGCTTTCTTTAACACAGATTTATACAGGAACTGTTACAGGAACTTCTCCTGCCGGTGTGTTTGTTGAGTGGAATGAATATTATACAGGATTAATTCCTGCCGAGGAATTTGAGGTAAGTGGTCAAAAAATGGGATTTGATCCGGGTAATTCTGTTTCATTCTATGTTTATGACTTTAGAAATCCAACAAGAATAGTTCTAAAATTAACTCCCCCTGAAGGAAAAGATAAGGACTTTCAAGAATTAAAAGATGTTTCTTTATCGGAAGCTAAGGAAAATAAAATATATAGTGGAACAGTGTCCAAGATTAAAAACTTTGGAGTTTTTGTAAAACTCGAAAATGGAATAGTCGGACTTGTAGAAAAGGACAATTTAGCTAAGAATACAAAAGATTATGTACTAGAAGATAAAATTTCATGTACAATATTGGATGTAGAGCTACAAAGTTCTAAACTATATTTAAAAGAGAAAATTGAAAATACTTGATCAAAACTTTTTTTATTCAGCTAAAATAGGATTCGAATTTGAATTCATGTCATCTTTTACTAGGGATGAGATAGCAGAAAAAATAGGGGAAAACTTAGGAAAGAAGGTAAAAGTCTTTAAAAAATACCATTCTAAGTTTTCCCCTACTCGTGATGTTTTTAAACTAGAGCCAGATTTTTCAGGTGGATGGAAGATGGTTGAGCTTATTACAGGTCCTATGGATTACTTTGAAGCTATACCTGTTTTAATAAGAACATTAAAATGGATTGATGAAAATGGTTATACAAACGATAAATGTGCTTTTCAATTTAGTATAAGCTTTGATAGAGACAAATATCCCCAGTTAATAGACCTTAGAAACATAAATCCCTTAAAATTTGTGTTGGGATTTGATGAAGAATACATTTGGAGAAAATTCCCAGAAAGAAGGGGATCTTTATATGCTAAATCAATAAAAAGAATAACTCCATCAAATAAATTTATAGGAACTCCATTTAAACAAATACTAGGTGATAAAAACTCATACTCGGTATTCACCGAAAAAAATATGGGTGTAAATCTAACTAAATTGGATGAAGGATACATGGAGATTAGATATTTAGGTGGAACTGACTATCAGAAAAAATACACCGATATAAAGGAAATTATAGATTATGTTATAGATTATACATTCAAGTGTCTTTTAGATAATGACACATTATCACAGAAAGAGACAAGTAATCTAACAGAATTAATCTCTGCAGTATACAAGGAAACTGAAACATTTATAGATCCTGAAACATTTATGAAAAATTATCCGGATTTCCATGTAACAGTGGATTTAATGGAAGATCTTCAGATTATAAAAACATATTTTCATGATGTTAAAGACATATTATATAGTTTAATAGTTGATAATCATATAAAATTTGGATTTTTAAATTACGATACACAAATATCTAAATATCAGCTAAAAGACGCAGAAACTAAAAAAGCAAGCCTTATAAAGAATTTGGATCTAGTGGAATGTAAAATAGAGGGGAATATATCAGGATGTAGGCTATTTGGATGCGAACTTAAGAATTGCCAGGTAGAGGATTCACCTTTTATTATGAATAACGAAGCCACTGATTGCAAAATAATTGATTGTGACCTTCAATTTTCAAATAAACTAGTTAATTGCTACATAGATTCTATGGAAAGAGAAATTAGTTGTGAGGTTGAAAGCGGAATTATTAGATCTGGATATATCACAGCAACTGCACATATATCATCGGATAGCGAGATAATTGGTGACGGCGGTGACGGAAAAGGTAAACATAAAGGAAAAGGAAAGGGAAAAGGATCTAAAATGCTAAGACCGCAGGTATTTCCTAATAGAAACGATTCTAGCTATATGGAGCCATTAAATAGATTTAATAATCTAAATGACAAAAGGCCTTCCTATTCTATAAATAAGATTTTGAATATTAGAAATAACAATGACTACAACGGAGGAACAACTAATACAGGAGGTTAAAGATGATTTATCACATTCCTGTGCTTTACCATATGCACTAAATGATGGTGAGATTAAAAGAATTATAAAAAGGGCGAAAGCATTTTTCTATGATAATTATCAATATGCAGTTGAAGATAAAATATTTGTATTAAATAGAAGCCTTTTTTCACATCCATCATTTAAGGTAACAAGACAAATACAGCTTCCAGAATGTGTGGTTAGTGTTTATGATGTTAGGGAAGTTGGGGGAGCAGGCATAATAGGAACACCTGATAAAGATTTTGGCGATAGTAAATTACTAGGTTCTGAATTAATGCTAAGTCCTTTTGCTGGAGATAACCTTGTTTATAGAACGGTTTTGTATTCATTTTTTGATCTTGCTAAAGCATATCTTTTAGAAACATTTGCTTTTAGTTATAACAAAAACACAAAGAAACTTAGTATTCTTGGTAGAGATCCTAGTAGAGTTACATCGACTGGAACATCAATAGACGGCAAAGATGTTGGGGTTAGAGCATATGTAGCAATTCCTGAAGAGAATTTATATTCAGATGAATTATTTGTTAGATATGTTCTTGCAGAATCAAAAATAAACATAGGAAGACTTCTTGGAACCTTTGGATATCAGCTTCCTGGGGGTGTAACTATAAATGCAACTGCAATTCAAACTATAGGACAAGCTGAGAAGACAGAGGTGATGGATATGATTAAATCTGAAAATACTCCTTCTTGGTTCTTGCAATGGAATGTTTTAATACCCTTTATAATTTCATTTGGATCATTATTCATGTCTTAAAAATTTTCCTTTATTATTAAATATTATAAACATGAAATTTATTTTATTTTTCAATACTGAATTTTTCTTTAAATGGTTTTTTTGAATATCGCAATTATAGGTATATTCAGATTTTACCTCTATAATTGTATTTATAGACTTAATGTAAAAATCTGGGTAGTATTTATTTAGTCCATTGTTATAATAAAAATTTCCGCACTCCTCAGCAATTTGTCGTTTATCTATTATAATATCATTTTCGCTGTATTCTTTTAATAATATGTCTAATGCTAATCCTTCATATCCTTGTATTTTTATTATTTTTCCTGATGGAAGGGTATAGTTTTTAAATTTTCTAGTATTTTTATATTGGGTTTCAAAGACTTCTGAATTTTGTATTGGGAATTTAGATCCGTATTTTATAATATTTGTTTTTTCTATCTTTTCTTTTATTTTATCCGATTGATGTAAAATGCCTCCATGTCTTTCTTCCATAATCGTTTTATGTTTTTCTGCATGATCTTTTAATTGCATATTATACTTCACTCCATATTTTTCCATCATTTTATTTTCCTTCCATTCTTTATCTTCAAGTAAGCATTTTTTTCCATATTTTTTAAGATTTGTTTTCTCCCTCTTTTTATTTATTTCTTTCCTTTCTTCCGATGTTCTATTTTGTATTTTTTGTTTAGATTGCTCTTTAAATTTATTGCTTTCTGTGTAATATTTAACCCCGTATTTTTCTAAATTAGAATTCTCTAATCCCTCCCTATATCCAGGGATTTCCCAAATATTTTTGGTACCGTATTTTTCTTCTAATTTTTTTAGACCTCTTTCTCTGTTATATTCTTTATTACATTTCTCCGATCCACAAGTACCACAATAATTAGCATCTCTCTTTTCATATTGATTTATAGAAAATTTATTATTGAATGTAAATTTTTTTAAATCACCACATATACAATTTTCTAAACCAATATTAAACCAAACATGATAGAATCTTTGTGATATAGATATATTATTATATTTTGTGTCTAAAAAAAATGTCATTTCATTTAAGCATTTTAACAATCCTGAATTTTTATTTATTTTCCCTATGATAGATCCAAATGCTTGTCCTTTCATCTCCTTCTTTCTAGTTTCTTCGATTAATATCTCTAATTGATTCATATCTTGGTGTATTTTCACTTATATATCAGTTAGTTTAATCCTAACTTTAATTAAATCGATATATAAAGAAGATGATTAGAATTACAGACATATATCCAAGAAATCCAGACGATCCAAATTATGTTGCGGATAAGCTAGAAACAGATGACGTTGTGGAATCTGCTATAGGAATGATAAAACAGATCATGCTAACTAAGCCTGGGTCTGTTTTAGGCGATCCTTTTTTTGGTTTAGATCTGGAATCTTTAGTTTTTGATTTCGAAGTTTCGGAAACCGAATTAAGAGAGGCAATAGGACTACAATTATACACGTATTGTCCGTTTGCTAGGGATATACTTAAAGTAGGATTTAATCTAGGATTTTTTAAGGGGGATACCAGAGATGCATGTGTTATAGAGTTTGCAATTCAAGGTAATCCAGTTTTAGGAATAAAGGTAATTTAAAAATGGACTTATTTAAAAAAAATCGGGCTAAAATTCAGGATCTTTTACAAGATTCCTTAGAATTAATACAAAGAAGGTACAACCAGGCAAATCAGTTATTTACCGTGGCATCTGCATGGGGTCAGATACTTTTTGTCTTGCAAAACCTATCTCAACTTATATTATTCTTTATAGAGGATTCTATTACAGAATTAAACATAAAAACTGCAGTAAGGGAAAACTCTATTTATGGATTAGCAGCATTAACAGGCCATAATGCAACAAGAAGCAGTGCTGCTAGAGGTAGCGTTGAAATAACATGGAACGGAACAGACACATCTGGTGTTGGCGGTGGAGCTATTCTTTTCCCTAAATATGCATCAATAAAATTTGTAAATGGGGGTATTAGCTATGTTTGTAATATACAACAAGACTATGTAAGAATAAATCTCAATGGGTCTTCTAAAATAGCTTGTGAGATAATAGAAGGTGATATTAAAAAATCAACGTTTACTAGTTCAGGAGATAAACTTCAAAGCTTTAATCTTTCCGACAGAGTAACAGCGGGTATTGATAATTTTGAAGTTAAGGTTTTTGTTGACACTGAGCAATGGAAAACATTTGATTCATTATATGATATGCCATATAATTACAAAGGTGTTTTAGTTAAAACTGGAATATCCAATGGAATAGATGTGATATTTGGTACTGGAAATTTTGGTGCTATACCTAAAAGGGGATCTAAAATAACTGTTCAGTATTTAGAGACAATAGGAGTATCAGGAAATATTAATTCAACAAATCCAGGAAAAATAGTTTTTGAATTTAATGATGATGGAACTGATGTGTTTGGAAATAGTGTTTCTCTAAGTCAGTTTCTAAAAATTAAATGTATAATACCTCCGCAATTAGGAACTGATCGTGAGTCTATAGAATTAACTAGAATACTAGCTCCTAAAACATCTAGGTCTTATGTGCTAGCTAATGCTGATAATTACATTACATTTTTTGAAAAATTTGGAATGTTCTCTGTCATAGAGGCATTTAGCACTTTTAATGATCAATATTTGGACGATGATAATATTATTTACACTCTTTTAATTCCAGATATCACTAAAAAGCTAAAAACAAATGAGACCTATTTTGATGTGAAGGAGAGTGAATTTTCTTTGACTGAATCACAAAAAAACAGAATACTACAGGTAATAGATGAAAGCGGACAAAAAATAGTTACAACCGAAATTAAAATATTGGATCCTAAAATATCTAGATACGTAGTAAACATACTCGTAACTGTTTTTGAGGGATATGATCTCGATAATTTAAAATCTCAAGTTGTAGAATCTTTAAGTTCTTATTTTATAAGTATAAGAAGAAGAGATAAAATACCAAGATCTGACCTAATTGCAATAATTGAGTCTATAACAGGAGTAGATTCCGTTACTATATTTTTTGTTTCAGAGAAGAATGAAAAATACGCTATTAGTATAGCAAACTTAGATGACACAGATCCTAAGAAGAAGATAGTTATAGGTCTTGATGAATTTGGTGATATAGTTTTTGATAAGGATGAAATAGTTATAATTACAGGTGGATGGTCAGATAGAGCTGGATTATATTATGACAGAGGAGCAGATATGAATAAGCTTTCCTCTGTTAATATAGATGTTAGAAAAATAGTTCCTGTAACATATAACACCGAAGTTAATATGAAGAATAAGCAATTTCTAAAAAATAATAATACATCTACTTTATAAAAATGTTTACAACAGAAAAGAAAAGTTACCACGAATACATTAATTCCATGCAGGATGAAAGAACTAATGTGGGTTTTGATTATGAGGGAATGATATTTCAAAAAACATTATCCGATGTAACATTAAATGGTGACAGAACAAGAATGGGAATTCTTAAATCTCTAGAAAAAGTAATCTATAGACTTGTAGAATCAACCAAGGACATTAGAAATTTTATGAATTACAGAGTTCCTAAAAATAATAAGTACGTTAGATAATGAATTATAATAATCTTATATTTTTCAATAAGAGCGGACATCAAACCAATCTAATTTGGAATGGTAATTTTTGGGAAGCAAGACTCATGCTTCCCCGCGTTTCTGTTGATCTTTTTGAAACCGAGCATTTTTTTATAGTTGAAAAATTTAAGGATCTTACAGGAAAAACAGTTTATGGATATCCCCACATAACTCCTGATGTTAATGCAGATTCTTCTGCAGCTGGGATTTATGGTGAATTTGTACTTGGTTCTAATTTAATAAGAACAGACGTACCTCCTCTTCAGGATTATGTCGGGTCTAAATTATTCTGTGCTCAATTTCCCAATGGATCTGAGATATTATCGGTTGACCCTGTTAATAATACTATTACAATACAGGATAATGCTATTTTATCAGAGATCAATGTTACTCTTCTTTTTAATATATGGAAGGTATCTTTTGAAACAACAAGAAATGTGATAGATTTTGATCTATTCACCGGTTTAAAAGCTAGTATAGTTTCAGGTAGAGATTACATTACAGTTAATGTCGATACAGACCAAATTAAATATAGCGAATATAAGCTTGTTATTCTTGGTGATGGAATACCTAAGGATGCTAGAATAACTAGTGCGTCTGGAAAGAATATCTACCTAAATAAAATATGTAATGTAACATTAACAAATTCTGATGTTTTTATTTATCCAATAGAGGAAAGAAACGATGTTTCTGAATATATTTATCAATACAATATAACAGAGGATGTAAATTTAGATGCTCCTATTTTAAATGTTATACAGGATGCTTATTATAAAATAGATTATGACTCAACTGAAACATTTTCAGGTACTCAAAGAATTAGTGATAGCATAACATCATCGAGTGTATCTATAAATTTAACCCTAAATTCTCCAGATGAAGGAATATTTGGTAGAACCCTTGTTATAGAAGATCTTTCATTAGGATATCCTAAATTGATTGCAAGAATAGAAATCCATGGAGAAACGATAGGGGAAGACGAAAGATATAAAATACTACTTAAAAATTTTGGAAGAAGTTTAAATAATGAGGATGCATATATTATAAGAGACAGCGATCCAAGCGAGCCATATCCTGATTATGATATTGTAAACACAAAGAGAAAAGAATTATTACTAGAAGGCCATGAGATATTCCCATATATGGGATCTTATAAGGGTTTAATAAATGCAATTAGATTTTTTGGATATCAAGATTTAAGAATCAAAGAATACTGGATGAATATTAAGAAATCTGGTAGAACTCCAAAAAGTGCTCTTTCTGAAAACCAATCTGTGATAGATTCCATAAACTCGCAAATTGGAAGTCAATCAACTCTTATTGCAAATATACACGATGACGAAAATTCAGGAAAGTATAAACAAGTAGAGGTATACGGTAAAAAGGATGACGGTACATATGGAATAAAATCATCCCTTGAGCAAATATTTCCCTCATCATCCTTTAAGAAAACATCTCTCTTTGGACTTTATTATGATATAAACAGAACTGTAGAAGATGAGTTTGACGAGTTTGGATATCCTGTAGTGGAGAATGTATTTGCATTTTCACCTGAGGAGGTTTTAATCAAGCTTTTTGGATTAAAAGAAAAGCTTAAGAAAGATTATTTACCGCTCAATGCTAGAATTATAGATATAACTGGTGAGGGTGTATATTTTGAAATTTATAAAACTAGGGGATGGATAGATCAATTAAAAATAGATGAATTAAATCAGGGTATAGATGTAGAAATATCTGCTACACCTAAATTTGGATACATTGAGGATTTAAGACCTTTTGGATTAAGACCTAATAATTCCATACCATATACGCCATATGTTGGACCAGATCCTTTTGAATATAATTATACAACATATGGAAATGTAACACTTCCTACTGTTGCTAATAATTATCTATCTCCAACGCAATCTGAGAAATTAGCTAATGCTATAGATAGTTTTTATTATGAAAGAGACCACCTAGGAGTTCCTAAATATAGATTGGGTGATGGTGATAGTAAAATGGGTGGATATTTTAAATTGGGTGATGGACAAAAATACGAAGTACCCTCTGGATTTCCCACAGTATTAGAGGTAACTTCCTTTAATTTAAGTTGGGATGAATTGGATAATAAATGGGGAAATCTAGACAGAAATATTGCATATTATACCACCACAACAGCATCTCTTTCGAATATAACTTCATATACAGGCAACCCTCTAATTTCAAGTTCTGTAAATTACACATTTGATCCTTTAACGGGTTTTGGCCAATTCTTTAATGTTACCTTACCGACAGGGATAGCTTATTTAACTCCATCAGCAGGAAGATTACAATTAAAGTTTACGTCCAATTCTGATAGCTCTTATTCTTTTCTTGCTGAGGTGTTTACATATAATAATTCAACAGGAAACGCATATGTAAAACTACTTTGGTCTAAAACTGATGCGGCATTAGATAATTGGAAAGTAGAACTTGTTAATTTATTTTCTGATAATGTAACACTTAATTATTATGATTACTCATTCCATTCGGATGGATATTATTCATGGGGTAATTTAAGATTTGCAGGATTTTATGAGATAGAATGGACGGTTACTAAAACGGGTGAAAATCCATATAAATATCAGACAAGAGACAAGCTAAATAAATATTGGAGAATCCCATTGATACTTCCATATAGCGGGGTATACTCTGTTAGATGTAGGGTATGGAACGGGTTTAATGATATATGTACCGCATATTTTAATGAGTATATTGAGGTTAAAACAAGGGAGATAGAGATAGTTAATGTTGCTAGATTTAGGGAGGCAGAAGTTTATACATGGGATAACACAAAAAGAGCCTGGGAAGATTATGATTCAAGATGGCTATTTCCCGTGGAAAGAATGATACCAAAATTTCAAATTTCTGAAAATGTTGATGATGCTGCAGAATATGGAAATCAATTTAATGAAGGCCAAGAATGCATGGTTTTAAAAACATTTGGCGAAGTTGTCGCAACTGCAGCAGTTGATTTTGGGCTTAAGCCTACAAAATTAACAGGCTTTACTAGCTTACGTCCAGGAGGGGGTATTGGTCCTGTTATTGCCACTATAAATCCATCATATTTACCACACACTTTTGCTAATGGAGATTTTGTTACTATTATAGATAACAACGTTGGAACCTTAATTAATAGAAGTGGATCATATGAAATATCTAATGTAACAACGACTGGATTTACATTACCCTTTACTAGCACAGAAATACTAAATCCGCTATTAATAAACATAATAAAAACTGGTACAATTACAGTTAGCTATGATAATAATATATGTGGAACTGTAGATTTTAACGGAAGACTGGATTCAACACTTGGTAATCTGATGTTTAGTATAAATAATTCAACAAAAGAGCCTAAATTTGGTATTGATACTATTGAATCTTCTAATATTACAGATCCTTTTGTTACAGAATGGCTTAGAGTTACTTTTAAAGCTCCATTAGGATCGGGTAGCTCGTTTAATGGCAAAGTTCTAAGTATATCCATGAGCGGAGGAATATATGCGTATAATGGCCTTATACCAGTTCAATCATATAATGCTCCAATCATAAATGGTGCTAACTCATATGATGAGTATGTCGATTATGAATTCAATGGAGATCTTCCAACAGAAAACACAAGATTTTATGGGACTAAAGCATTAAACTGGGATGCGTTTGATCTTTTAGATTGGGATAATGTTTATGCACAGACATGGGGAATGTATGATTATCATAACGATTGGCTAGGAGGATTTTCAATCTATAACATAAAAAATAGGGATAAATTAAGAGTAGGAAAAGATACCACAGGAATAACAATGGATGAATCTATTCTTCCAAATTTAAGCTTAGATTATTTAGATCTAAATGAAGCATGTATCCAACTTAATAATTCTAAGGATCCTGGAATATCTAAATTCACATACAGTGTAAATGGATTCTCTAAACTCCCCGATAACTATGGAATAGGCTCAAGTCCTATAGGAGCTCCTTTAACAGCTCTAGCAATACCATACAATGAAAGTACTGATGCCTATGATGTTCAAACTGGAACTTCCCCTAGCATGGATGCTCCAACCTCTATAACACAAAATCCTAGTGGAGATATAATAATGGGCGGTGATTATTTCGTAAAATTATTTAACTCCTCTACCAACATAGATGCATATCCAATAGGCGGAGAATATGTGGGATGTATTCCTAGAAAAGTCTACAATGATGAGTATGATAACTGGTGGTGCTATGGTGAAAGATGTCAAATCCCTTTAGTTATCTATAATAGAAATAATGCAGAATCTTCTCTGGTTTTTAGCACATCACCTATATCTGGATTGCAGAATGCAGAGAATAATATAATTGTTCCCGTTCCTGACAGCCAGTTTCAGATTATATGTCTAGCAGTTGATGGAATGACCGATAATTTTGCTATGTATGTTAGATACAAGCAATATTATACTAGCCCAATTTCTAGTAGTGAAGATGTTTATAAATTATTATTTTACAATGCTTCTACTAAAGAATTTTTAGATATCTCTACAACAGGCCCAGCATGGAATATTACTGACGTTTATGATATTGGAAATATAGTTACATATAACGGAGATTGCTATTTAAAAATAAACACACAGGGCAATAGCTCAACCTTCCCCGCATCAGGAAGCAACGCTAACTGGGAAAAAATAGAATTTAATACCCCTGGATTAATAGATCTTTCTGTTTTTTCTATAAGACAGATGAAATATGAATATGTGGGTAAAAAATCAAATCTTTGGATAGCAACTGATGACGGTGTTAAAATCTATAATGGGTTTAAAATATCTTCTTTAAGAATCCAAAATTCGGGCATAAGCAGCAATGATGTTTATTCTATCTGCATTGATGAGGTTAATTCTAAATGGATAGGAACATCAGACGGCATAAATTATTATGATAATGAAAGATGGGGATGCTGGAATCATACAAGCGATCCTATACTTCCTCTAGGTAAAACTAGAAACATAACTAATATAGGAAACGGAAGAATATTTTTCATAGTACAGCTAGGTGAAGATAATTATAATCTAGTTTATTTTAACGGGAATTCATTTAAGGTTTATACAAATGATCCTGGAACTGTCAATAATTTTAGTCCAATTAATTATATGGATTATGATTATGAGGATTTATATGTTTTTATTAATAAAGTAAAATCAATTAATGGGAATTTTACAAAATATCCCGATGATCTTTTTTATCTTTCGGAGCCTTATAGGACAGGAGACATATACGCATCGCCCTCTTTATGGGACTTTACAAAATTTGCTACCTATGTAGATCCGGTAGATACCTATTTAAAGAAATCAAATTATCTAATTCCTTTCATACATGCAAAATCAAAATATCCAGGAATTGAAGGCTGGGATTTTGTTCATTATACCCCATACAGTCCAAATATAGATCCAACAATTATAAATAATATAGGTATAGGTGATTCTGTTATAAATTTCTCTTTTATAGTAGGACCTTTAAGTGGTGTAACTATTTCAGGTAAAGACCCACAATTTCCCCATGTAGATAGAAAATCATGGAAAATTCCTTCATGGTTAAGGTATGATTTTGATAAGGTCTTAGACGCATTTCCAGGAACCGACCCTGATGATTTATTTTTAGATGCACCTTTAAGAGATATAATAGATGGAAGTGCATCTAAAGAAGAGTATTGGAAAAATTCTAATGTAGCAAGAAGCGCAGATAGAGATTCAGGTAATTATATAGATGAATATGAGTGGGTGCTTAGAATAGGTGACACCTCAGATGATAAAGGAATAAGTGTATTTAGTGCTGATGATGGATTTGTTTATGTTACTGGATTCTTTACCGGAAGCATATTCTTAGGTCCTAGAAATAACACATCATCATCGACCAATACAACACTTTTATCAACTAATTGTAGATCCATATTTGTTGCTAAGTATAATAAATTTGGCGTTGTTCAATGGGCTAGAAAATATGGTGAGGATCTTTCAGTACCATCCTCATATGATTATGATTATGAGCCAACCTCAATAAAAGTAGATAGATTTGGTAATGTGATAGTTGTGGGATATAAAATAAAAAATAGAAACAATACAACTAACGAATTATCATCTAATTTTTATTTAAGATGGAACTGGGATGCAGAACTAGAGGTTTCAACATCTCTTTTTAGCTCGCCTAGCTCCACATCCGGAAATATCATTGATTGTGTAGAAATAGATAAGGTCGGAAATACCTATGTTGCAGGGACATTTAATGGAACCTTGTCTGGCGGAAATTACACCCTTACAACTACACTTCAAAGTGTTTTTGTTGCTAGAATAGAGCCGGATGGAAATATCAGATGGATCAATAAGCCAAACAGTGGAAGGAAAGAATGTAAGCCTTCAATAAGCTTAGGGAAATCGTTTGAAGATCTTTATTTAGGATATTCTTCGATCGGAACAACTGATCAGATTGTTTATTTTAATAAATATTCAAGCTATGATTTTTTATCTAATTGGAGTAGAGAATTTTTAAATCCAAATAATGGAACATCTGTTATTTTATTGGATCCATCTGCTATAGCAGAAACCAACATAAGTACATCTAAAAATGGTGACATTGCTTTAGCGTTAACATTTAATGGTCAATTAATCACAGAAGGATTAACACTAACATCTGTTGGATATGATTCTAATGTTATTGGATCTGGATCTACCGACATAGGAATAATTAAGTTTAATGGATATAGAATTTTATGGGGAAAAACTGTAGGATCTAGTTCTATAGATTATGCGCATGATGTTAGTATAGATTCAGCAGGAAACATATATGTTGCTGGGTCTTATGGATCTCAATTAATTGTATCGCCAGAATACACATATCCTAATTATTATCCAGGTCCTATAGGTAATTTAGATGTACTACTACTTAAATATTCACCAGAGGGGCATTTAATAGATGTAGTTACATCAGGTGGCGTAAATATAGACGAAGGTGTTTCTATGGGATTAGACGATGAAGATAATATTTATTTAACTGGATATTTGGTACCTAATGCTGATTTTATAAATTTTGGTGTGGATTCATTAACTGGTGGTGCTAAAGACGCATTTGTTGCCAAGATTAAAAATATGAAATATAAGAGCGGTAAAAAGATAGGAAATGTATATTCCTGGCTGGGAGCAGAATCCTGGTCAGCAGGTGATGGTAAAATAACAAATAAAGAATTTGAAGTCCCTATAGGAACTACCGTTGTTTTCAATCCTGTTGGTTCTTTTATACCAGGAAAGAAAAATCACATTTGGAGATTAAAATACGATGTAACATCAGAAACACTCATAGATATTAAAGATGCACAATCTTTCATTTGGACCTTTAATAAGCCAGGATTTTATTCACTATATCTTTCCGTAGAGGATACAAATGGCAACATTTCAGTATTTGATAGACAGGGATATATTAGAGTTATAAATCACAAAAATCCAGCTCCTGGAGAAATAGTTGATCTAGTAAATAGCGATACATTTAAAAGAAGAACAATATATCCTCCAGAAGCTGTAAGACATGAGATTTCTTAATTATCTGTCGTGATATTCAGAATATACACTAAGAATTTCGGGAACTATTGGGTGTCTGTGATTTTTCTTAAGCGATATTACTTTTACCCCAGTAACCCTTGATTCCACAATATTTAAGAAATCAAGACCAGATTCTTTTTTAGATTTTAAATCTATCTGGGAGATATCTCCACAAATCATAATTTTAGATGCTAGCCCTAATCTACCCAAAACCATTTCCATTTGACTGTTGGTTACGTTTTGAGCTTCATCAACTATTACACAAGAATTAAGAAAAGTTCTACCCCTCATAAAAGGGAAGGGAAGAATTTCTATAATATTATCTGCAACTAATTTATCAATTTTATCTTTGTCATAAAGCATATAAAGATTTGAGTAAATAGGAGCCAACCATGGGTCCATTTTTTCCTTTAAATCTCCTGGAAGAAATCCAATATCTTCCTTTGCAACTGTTGGTCTAGTTATGATAATTTTTTCAGCTTCCCTGTTAAACAATAGATCTAAAGCAATTTGACATGCTAAAAGGGTCTTACCTGATCCAGCCATTCCTCTAATAACAGTTACTGGGTTTTCTAAAATTAGCGATTTTGCTTCTTTTTGTTCCTCGTTTAATTGAATTTGAAATTTGATAGGACCTTTGATCTTACCTTTTGGTGTTGATTCTTTTTCTTGTTTTTGCATAAAATATTAAGATTAATTTTCGAGAAACTAATGATCATTTTTGATGTATGATCAGTATTGAGGAAGAATTATTTCTTCATCTAAGCTTATTTGATATATATATTCAGAATAAAAAATAAAAGATGATTACTATTCAGGAGATACTTGGAACAGACTCTATAGCAGGTTCTAGGTTAACAATTAACTCAAACTTCTTATTGGTTGAAAATGAACTTAATGATTTTGAAAACACATTTAATATCAATGTTGTTACAGGATCAATGGACGTTTCTCAGGCCACTAATGGACAGGTTAAAACTAAGAGTTTTTACTCAAACCAGGTGACTTTACCGTCGTCAGGAACATCAACTATTAATTTGTATGGAACAGGGGCTAGTGCGGGAAGTGCATCTTTTAGCGGGACAGTTTCTTCCACCCAATTAGCTATATCAGGGACAGGAGCATTTAATAATATTAATGCAACGGGTCCTGCAGTTTTTGGATCTACCGGTCAATTTGCAGGAGATGTAACGTTTAGCTCTGCTATAATAAGTGGCCCAACAGGAAGCCATCAGGAGAAAAACTCTGCTGGTGCATCAGGCCCAACTAATGCGTTTGCCGTTCCCAGCTCAGGAGGCGGAGGAATAATAGGTACAATTGACAATCCCTATTCATTAACATTCACAGAGAGCGTTATCTACGCTGATTGCGGGAATGTTTCAGCAGGTGCTACTGGATTTTACTTTAGCGTTGTAGCTGGTGATGGTGGTGCAGTTGCTCCATCTGTTCCCCAAGGATTTAGATTAACAATAATAAACACTAATGCAGTAGCAGGTAAAATAGCTACCGGGGTGGTTAGTGCAACTAATACCTATTATACAGGTTTTAATACATCTGTAGCATCTTATAATAGCGAAATTACTGTTCCAGCAGGCCTTCCTTACAAAACATCTATAACTCTACAGTGGGAAAATAGAATAAATAAAACGGGGGGTTCTCAAAGAGGATCTTGGGTAGTAATATCGTCTACAGGATTCGAAGCAGGAGATATTTAAAATAACAAGAACTAAATGGCTAAAACACCATACATTAGGCCTCTACAAATACAGGGCGGAACTTTTTATACATTCAGTTCTGCTGCGGAGGATCTTACGTTTACTTTTAATAACACTACAAATAAATTTAGGTTTTCTAAATATGTTTTATTAAACCTTCCAGACTTTAAAAATCCCGTTTATGGGGATAATTCAATACAGTTTGATACCATTGATAGCGCTTTTTTAGATGTTGCCAACAATGAATTTACATTAGTAAATCCAAATAACACTAGTCCTAATTTGGAAGTATCCTTCCAAAACTATTGTTTAAATATGGAAGCAACTATTCTATCTTCACCTGATTATAACCCAACATTAAAAAGAAATATTTCAGAAAGAGTATTTTGGAAATGGATTAAAGAGTTAGGTGCTATAAGATTTAGACCTGCCAATTCAAATGAAGTTATACCTGGATTAAATCAAAATTTAACAGGCACAACTGGCGGATTCCCATATTCAGATAAAAGATGGGTTGAAGAAGACGACTATGTTATTGGTACAGGAACTCCAACACCTAGATATTCTAGAATTGTTAAATATGTTGGTGAGTGTGATATAGTAAATTCTGTACAAAGTAAGAATAATTCATACTCTGAAGTTTATATACATGTTCCCACAGAGGATGGTAATACCCCTTTAGTTATGTTTAAAACAGTAGCTGATGAGAATTATTATCCAGGACAGATATTAACCAATTCACCAAATGATCCTGCAGATACCGAATATTTACAAGGTAGGAGCTACTCTGATGGTGTTTATGGTCCTAATGGATTACCTAAGATTGCAATATTTGATCAGGATGTCGTAGGAGAACCTAATGTGACGGGTACATCCTCAAAAGGTACACCGTTAACTGCACCTTGGTATTATCCAAGAAATACTGCTAATTCATATTACACAGACCCATCATTCTTTGATTCTGGAAATGATATTATAGATAAGCATTTATCCTCAGGTACTTTTCATGTTAATTATAGAAGAAGCAAACTTGATGGTATTCAGATAGATTTTAATCCTGATAACTATAAGCCTATTATAGACAATCCAGCAATTAGTACAATTGAAGAATACAATGGAACAGTAGATTCTAATACTTTTGAATTTAATGCAGTTCTTCTTTATTATGATGTGTATGATCCTAATAATCCTTCAGACGGAGAGACTAATCTTTATGGAGTCTTATTTTTAGAAGATATAGAACCAATATCTAATACAGGCGGAAGAATACCTAGATTCAAGAAATATAAGCCAGATCCCCTTACTAAATTAAACGGTAATTCATACGGATTAAAGGTTAATATAAAATTTGATACTGACGTTGAAAATACTGGTGTAGAATTAGCGATCAATGATTATTCATCATTTTCTCTTTCTATGTTCATGGATGCAGCAAATGTCTTACAGGAGGCTTCACGAACTTTAAACGACCAGACTGTAGAGATGATTACTCTTGCTGATAGAGTTACCAATCTTGAAGGATTGGTTGTTAATATGGATGATAACACATCTATAAATGCAAGAATAAGCTCATTAGAGGATGCAATGATTGCAAATCAAGCTCTGTTTACTAACACACAAGATATCCTAGGATTGATAGAGAGAAACTATACAATGATGCAGAATATTCTAAACGGAAGAACTGATATTAAACTTTCCTACGATTTGGATTTAATTAAAAATGGAGAGGGTATCAATGTGGATAGATCCAATCTAAATAAATTAATACTAAATAATACCACACAAAATTATACCATACCTGATGGTAGCCAATATGTATTTACATTAAATACAACTAGTGGGAATACATTGGCGTTAAGTCAGTATGGAAATTATTATAAGCACTCAAATTTTGGATTAGGAATAACACTGGAAAGCGATCTGATAATAAGAATAGATGATAGTGTTAACACATGGAAAAGAGGCCAAACTTTTAGAATAGTATTTGATGACCAAGTTATATTAAATGGTAATAATATTTTAATATACACCGATGCTAAGGGTAATTATCCTTTATCATCACCATCTGGATCATTATATGTTATTCTAGTTGGCGGATTTACAGAGAATCTTTTTAACACAGCTAACAACAAACCTATTTTTGATATAGTTTGTGTGGATGAAAAGAATCTGGTTTTTGAAATAGATCAAATAAGATAAAAATGGCAGGAACAAAAAACTCAATAAGCTCTTTATTAGCACAATTTCTTAGACTCCAAAAGAATTCTTTGGAGATAATTAATAAGCTTAGTAATGCTACCACATCTAAACAAGAAACCGTTAGTGTTGAATTTTTAGATGATAATAATCAAACCTCTACGGTTTCTATACCTTCTTGGGGTTATCTTATAAGTGAGATAAAAAGATTGGATGGAAATATAAAGGCTCTTAGCGGTCTTGATGATAATAATGCTAATGTTAGAAATGCTGACGGAACAGTTTCTAGAATTTATCAATCAACCCCACTAGTAGATCCACCTGCCCCTGCTAATCTGCAAGTACCTACAAATTTTAAATATAGAAGTAATTACTTTTTTGAAAGCTTTCTTAATCCTTTACTTTTTGTTTCTTTCGATCTTGATGGGCAAATAGATCCTGGAACAAAAAGAGTATTTATAAAAAGAATCATAGCTAATACCACAACAGATGCTCAGAAAAATTATTTTGATACAAATCTGAAAGGTAAAAATGACATGACAGATCTCGAGTTCATGAAGGAGCTAAAGGGTCAAAACATTTCTTATTTCATAGATGAAAATCCAGAGGATTTGCCACTTCAGGTTATAAGATATAATGGAGCATTTTCTGTTCTAAGAGTTTTTGATACAACTGTTCCTTTAACAGTAGATGGACAAATAGTAAATCAAAATGTAAGAAAGTATAAGCTAGATACAATTACATATAAAGATACAATATCCAATACAAATAGTGGTGATAGACAACTAAAGGTTGGTGACAGACTAATGACTAAAAATGGTAGTAAATTTGGAATAACATCAATTGATATTTCTGAATTCTCTGTTGTTCTTAAAAGATTAAGTGGATATGAGCCAGTTCCTATTGGAGCAGGAGCTTTAGTTTTAGATTCCGAGATGCTTTCTCCTTTACAGGTTAATGTAAACGTTGGGCATGACGAGAGACAAGCAGTATACATAAAATCAATCAATGATGAGTTTCATGTTACTGGATCAGCATATAGCAATGGAGTAATTTTTTATTCCAATGAAATGACTATAAATACATCTGAAGGATTAATGACTTTGGATAATTATTATAAAAATTATGTTTCAGATTTTGGAACTCAATTTTTATCAAACTCTAAAGAAAAAGTAATACCGTCTGTATATGGATTAAAGCCAAATACTCCTGTATTAAATTCCTCTAATTTTCAGGTTGTTCAAATTAACAAGCAAATAACTCAGACAACAACATCTGATAAATTTACAAATACAGTACAGATAAAAACAAAGATCCAGAATGAAATAGATGCCTTAAATAAATCTATAGATCAAGCTAGAAATGAACTTGCAAATCTTGTTAACGATTCTGTTTCTAAATATTCTAACACAGCAAGAGAAAGTATAATTAGTAAGATTGATTCTTTAACTAAAGAAAAAGCAACTAAGACAGCTTTGTTGCAAACAACAATACAAGATCTAAATAATATTTCTGATTCTGCTCCTGAAGTTAAAGAAGCACCTAAATATAGGGTTAGAGGATTTTGGCCGATACCAGCAGGGGTATTGGATACTAAGACTGGAACACAGGAAGTTATACAATTCCGTGTTAGATATAGATATCTTACAAAACAGGGAAATGCAACTGCAACCGATGAAATTAAATTTGCAGATAATGATGGAACAGAAAGAAAAGGAACTTATAGTAACTGGACAGAATACAAAACTGATGTTAGAAAGAAAGCATATAACTCAACAACAGGGAAATACTATTGGATGGATGAGGACGTATTAAATGCAGACGTTCCTAATATTAATCAATTAGATATACCAATAACATCAGGAGAGCAGGTTGAAATAAAAGTAGCTGCTGTTTCAGAAGCTGGATGGCCAATGAATCCTTTAGAATCTGATTTTTCTGCACCAATCATTGTTGATTTTCCACAAGAAAAATCCACAGAAAATCCTAACAGCCAATATATTTCTCAAAATGAGAAGGACAAGATATTAATTGCAGTACAACAGGATTTAACTGCTAAAGGATTAGATACACACCTTTCCACCTCATTTAATACAGGAGATAAGTATTATGCGCATGTTTCTAATGTCATATCTTCTGGATTTTATGATACAGGAGGAAAATCATTGGATCTATACCAAAAGCTATTAGCCATGGATCAGGAGATAGCAAGCCTGAAAGCAATGATCACTGTTGCTAAGGGAGTTCTTACAGTTTATATAAACGACGGATCAAATTCAATACCCATAAAAAGAGGAACTGTTGTTGAATTATTTGCAGGATATTATAATGAGCTATTAGATTTAACAAACACATCTAATAGAGGAAAGATAATAACTAAGACCTATACTGTTGAATTAAAGAATGAAACTGCATCACCTTTAGAGCTAGCTTCTATTATACCCGGTGGGCAAAATACTATTGCATTAGATAATACGGATCAGAAGGCAACACAGGATTATAAAGATTTTAGAAAATATGATTTAACACCTATTTCTTTAACCAGTATTAGATCAAGTAACGTTATATCAGGAGCAACAGGATCTAATTCTTATGTACATGCATCTCCATATCAATCTGCAAATACAAATTCCCAATTCATATATCCAAGATTTAAATCTGTTGGATTTGATGCTGATCTTTATTTCAAGTCATCTTTATCTACAAATATAGCAGGACCTATACCAATGGATTTAGGGACAATGTTACCATTTGATCCAAATACAACATCTACATCTACATCTACACCAGGAAATCAAAATACATCTGTATGGAACGGAACCTATGTTCAGCCCAATCCATCAGTACAAGTTTTTAATCCAGGCGGTGGCGGGAAATTAAATGAGTATTGTGTTCATATTAGTCACCCTACACTTATAAATGAGGCTTCGTCAACCAGAAGGTCTTATACGGCTTTAGTTAGACCAACACAACCAGCGACAGGAACTGCTGGATTTAATTATCCAGAATTTAGACATGCTGCAGGATTTTGGGTTACACCAACAGATGTTCTTAGTCCAACAATACACACACAAAAATTTGGATATCAGCAGCTAGCATACAATAAAATATTGGACACAAATTATGGATCAAGTAATCAAGCATATCCTGATAAATTAGGATTTAGCTCTGATGATGAATTCTTAATAGGACAATACACATGTGGTTCATATCTTTTTATGGCCCCACCTAATCACTCCTCTGTACAGGTTGAGGGATCAACAACATTGGCTGTAAAATCTTTACAACCTGGATCTCAAAATAGCATAGTTGTTCCTATAATTTTCCAAATGAGATGCCAGGATAAACTTGGATATATTGGTGGATACAGATCTGGCGGTACAATTAGAAACGTAACCTATAGTAAAAGAATAGGATTAGATATAAAAGTAAATAACGAGGATCTTTTCTCCTTTGATGTTTCTATAAGTGGAAGTTATTCTAAAACTGCTCTTGTATCTCCTACATATTCTAATTTTAGAGATAATAATGGCATAACAAGGACAATAGCAGTATAAAAATGGCAGAAAATAAAGACAGATATAAATCATCATTCGGTGTCATAAGATGTAATCCTAGGATTTCAGGTAACCTAAAAATAAGTGTTGATTCTAATCAGAATATATGGCTTAATTCTATAGATTCTAATTCAGAAATGTCTAAGAATCAATACAAGGGGTACAGAATAACAGATGATTCTAATTTTTCACAGGATGTTTATTCTTTTTTTGATAGGGGTAAAACACCATCTAATTTTATATTCGGACTAAAAAATGAGGATAGAGTTAGAGACTCACAAGCTAATTCACTAGAAGATCAATATTCAGGATTCTATGATATGGGGGTTTCTCCATTAGTATCTAGTCTATATTCTGAAAGTTTTTCTTATCTTGCCCCTATGTGGATGGGTGAAAAAATTCCAAAATATTTTGTGATTTTCAGAATCGACGATCCTATTGATTTTCCGTACCAGGTGAAAGTTTATTCTTTGGAGATTGGTAAAATATATAAGGTTATAAGCAATGTTGAGGTTGATCCCATAACAGGAAATTCATATGAACCAAGCCCTTATATTATAAAATCCGCTAGAAAAACATACACATCAGGAGATATATTTACTGCTACCTCTACATCTTTTTCTGAGGTGGGAGGAGAGGGAAATGTTATATTGTTGGATTCTAATTATAATAAACAATTTATAGAGGATTTACAAGGGCATCTGATTAATAATATATTACCAAAATCATCTATAGTTAAGACCTATTCTTTAGGTGAGAATTCAAAAATAGGAAAATACCTAAGAAAAATTAAAAAATCCCAAGCATATTCTCAATCGTTAATAGATGCAAAATTTGAGGAAAGATCCTTAAGCCTATATAATGGTGTTTCGGTTAAAGATGGTGTTTATTGTAGTAAAGGTGAATATCTAAATAATATATTCACTAATGATAACAACATAATAGAATTTGAAGAGCATATCACAGATGGGTTTAAAAGAAATGATGTTATATCGTATAATCTTTTAAACCTTGAATTTTTCTTTGATGATCCTGATGCAGACTTATATTCTATTAACAGATATTTCGGTCTTTATGTTGAAGATATACCTACTGGTGAGTTTCAATTATCTGGAGATCTTTTTTATACAAAATCTGCATCCAAAAATAACTTCCCTGAACCAAAATCGAAAACACAAATTTCTAATAAAATGATAGCACCATTCTATCAGAACAATGATGGTGGTGTTAGATTGTTTCTTGATAATTATACTTTTTGGGGATATATTCCTAGTTCTGATGATGTTCATATAAACGAGAGACTTAAATTTTTCTATGTCAAGGATAAGAATAATAATTTTTATTCTTATAAACAAATACAGAATTATTCAACATTAGCACAGGATGAAGATAAATGGGGAGATTCTACAACACAAGATGATCTTATAATACTAAAAAATAAAATTTTAGATCTATCATTATTTGCAGGTATAGATCCAATTAAAACCAAAGAATATAAAGCTGAAATAACAAACAGCCCAGGTAAATCATACTCTGTATTGAGAATAGGCGATCAATTAACACCAGGAGATGCTATAGTTTTATATCATCCATTTGGTGTAAATATTTTGAATAATAAAAGATTTGATTATTTTATTGCATCTGATTTAACTTATGTTATAGGAGGATGGGGACCAGGAAGCTACACTGAAGAGGGCGGAGCATATTATTTCCATCCCTTTGGTACTAAAGCACAGATTGCTAAAGCTATAGCTGATGTTTTAAATAGTGTTAATTATAAAACTTATAAATGTTTTAATATAGGCGAAGAGGTTATTGTGAGAACAGACGGAAACGACGAAAGAATAAACGAGCTTTTTTCATTCTATGCTTATAGCGACTATTATAATAAAACAGCTTTTACATCTACTGGTAAACTTTTTGTCAATGAAATAGATTTTAAGGATTTAACATCTGATATAAAGTTTATAGGAGGATGTAAATATGAGAATACTAGGGTAAAGATAAGAAAGGAGGATTCTAATAAAATAACTCCTGGTGTTAGCTATGTTAGAACTAATTATGGCTTATCTAAGGTTAAGTTTATAGGATCGTGTATAGATGAAACAACATCTGAAGTTGATACACTAACTATAAAAGATTATAATTCACATTCTATTATTGAAATAGAAGATCACACACATACAGTTTTATTAGGAACATCTAAAACATTAATTGTTGAAGAGCTGGTTAAAATACAAACGGGAGTTTTTTCAATGTATGGATTAAAAGATCTTGATATTGATTTTTGGTCTAGTACTTATGGGAAAACACCAACTGAAGAGTACTATAGATATATTGATGTTCAACCTGACGGAATAACACCAATTATATCGGGTATGGATTATGCAGTTGCTGCAGATGCAGTAATAAAGTATATGGGAGTTAGGTATGGAGATTTATCTTCTGGTCCAATTTTTATATTCAGAGGCGGTACTGATCCAGCATATAAATTAATAACTCCATCGGTACTTTCTAGACAAAATGTTGTACCTTCTCTATATGTTAATGATATATACGATTTATTATCTACTGGAAATAATAATCCACAAACGGATCTTGATAAATTTCCAGGCTTTGCTGGATTGCAGGATATTAAATTTTTAGAAGATACGCCTGGAATCTTCACTAAGAAGGATCAATTATTTTTTGGTAAGACCGATAATGAATATGATGTTCTTAAAGAAAACTCACAAAGAGCATTAACCCTAAAATCAAGGGTTACCCCATATATTTCCAAATGGGTTTATGAGGGTGGAACAGATGTTAGAGGAAATGATTACAGACTAAATGTAAGTCATGCTTTTACTCCGTTAAACTTCTCCCCTAGTTTTTTTAGCAATGGTAGAGATCCTTTATATTTTACTAATGAGTGGTATTTATTAGAAAACCCACCAATATTAGCAACTACCTCCCTTTTAAAAACAAGCTCGAATTATTGTGTGGGTAATATAGATATGAATCTTCTAAAGAATGCAGATCCAGGTATACCTGATTATTTTTTAAATTATTTCACAGTAGAAGGAAATGATTTCTATAATATAGATCCTATAAGATACAGTGATCTTAAAAATAAACCTTCAGAGGAAAAATACACATACTTCACATATAATAGCGCATCTGGATTTGCAGAAACTATATTTAGAGGAGTTAAAGTAAGGATAAAAGAAAGAACAGATTCTTCATTACAAACAAAACAAAGAGATCAATTTAAGACAGGTGACAAGAAGTTTAATGATTATAAATTTTCATGTATTTTAAAATCAATAGAGGATCCAGATCCTTATAGTGTTACATCACCTATAACTTTTCAAATACATCAAAATGACACATTCAAGCATATTACCTTTCTAATAACAGTTATAATTAATGATTCTAGATTTATAGATCCATCTAAACTTATATCTGCCATATCCGATCCTACTGGTGTTGCGTCTATTGATGCATTTAATACAACGGGTACATGGTACTATAATCCACAAGGAATATATGGGGGCATTGATTATTTTGGATTATACTCAGTTTCAAATAAAACAAAGCATATAGTAATAGGCCAAGATCCGCCACAATATCCGCCTGCGGATTATCTTAACTGGTCTACTAATAATCCATCAAAAAACCCTATAGCATCTGATACCGGTCACGTTAAGCTTAGCGCTGGACTTAATGCGACCTCTCTAGGTAGCATGGGAATTATTCCTTCTGTTGATTCAGGAACATTAAACGCAACAGGAATAATTCCTATAGCAGAAAATGAGAATTATGATACAGATTTAAGGGAAGAAATGAAATATAATGATCCCACCACAGTAGCTCCAAATGATCCTGCTCCAAAGGTCTTTAGCAAAAATTATTTATTTTCACCTAAGCAGGGAAATACTATTTTTCAGCCATTCTTTTCCACGCCTGTTCCAACTGGGGTAGGAAAGAACTATATTAATTTCAATCAAACGCGTTATTACGACCCTTTGACCGGATATTTCTTTAATTTTACGGGTGCTGGATATCCTCCACCTCTTTTTACTAGTATACCAATTCCAGGGATTCAGTATAATAATATAAAAAATAGAGCTGTATATCAAAGCGAGTCGGGAGAAAATTATTGGGATTTTATATTTAATAAATTAAGTTTTCCTGAAATTTATAAATTATTTACATCAGACAGTCCTTATATTAAATATACAAGATCATATTGGGACGAGACAACTAAATCCACTCTTTATAAGGATGACACCTTTGCATTAGAATTAGTTAAGCCATCATCTTTTTTACAAAAATCCAGAAAGGTACCCCTTGAGGAAGATTTTAAACCTGATGTATTTTCCAATATTATTGCTGGATATAAATTAGCTGACGAGAAAACTATAACCGAGTATTTTAGATATGGAGGAGGATACTCTCCTAAATTTAAAGATGTATTATTTTTTGATAACATTAAAAATGATCATCTTAATGCCGATAAAAATCCCATATCTAACACAGATATGCTTGATGTACTTGTTACCCTTAGAGAAAAAACAGATGCTGAATCTGAATACTATGGTATTGGGTCTGATTATGAGATTTTAATAGACGGAATGCCTAGGAAAAAATTAAGGCTTGTTAGAGGCAATACCTATAAATTTATTTTTGATAATTTTACATCTCTTGCAAATCCTCCATCTCCACCTTCATTAATACAAAAAGATTTTATAATATCTGGGGTAGAAAATTCGGGCGAGGTAGTTAACATATATTCTAAGGGATTTATAAACTCCGCTTCTGATAGCGTTTTATTTACTATTCCACAGGATGCACCCGATATTTTATATTATGAGCTTTCTGGCGAAAATTTTTCAGGAGGAACTGCTATAATAGCTGAAGGATTAGAATTTAAAAATACAACATTGGGAATTAACAAAGAATCTTTTGGACTAGTTAAAAATCTTAATTATTATAAATACTCAGGAATAAATCCATTTAGAATAGATCCACAGTCAGGATATAAATTAGAGTATCCCCTTATAGGTGAAACCCCTATAGATAGAAGAGATGTTTCTATATTTGAAAGTACTTGGGATCCTGGAAGATACAGAAAGTACTCATCATCCTTATCCTATGAAGAATTACCGGGAACCAAAAACATGACCGAGGATAAATCATTTTTTGGCAGCAAGGTTATGAAAACCCCAGAAACTATTAAACAATCATTTCAGTCTAAATATCCAACATCAATAGACGATGTCTTTAATAGCAGCATTGAATTATATAAAGGATATGAAATACTTTGGGAACAAACAGATACTTTGATAAAAGCTGTTTTATTACTTGACAGAACCGCAATTAAGCATTTTAAAACAGGCGGAGTTGCTAATTCTTTTAATAGTCTTTTAGTTTCTGAATTTGGTATAGGGAGTGAAACTTCACTTGATGATGATATAGATTCATATATTAATTCAAATATTATAAATGAATACGAAGCTAAGGAGATAACAGTCTATATAAAGAAACTACCAACCATTTATGTAAAGGGTGTTTCTGCATTAGAGCCAATAATAACTGATCTTTCAGATTATAAAAAAATATCAAGCGGATTTTTTAAAGCTTCAAATAATAATATAACTAGGAGAGGACCTCTTGAATTTGAGTATACCTTAACTAAGGATCCTGGATATAACTATTCAGTAGCCTTTTCTTTTATTATAGGAAAAATATAAGGAAGTTTAGATAGTGATATATATAAAAACTAATTAAGTTAGAGATGCCAAAAATTAATGTACTGAATATAGCTCCGGGAGACAATCAAACAATCCTTATTGATAAGATTAATTATAATTTTGATCAGATTCTCACAGCTGGGGGTGGACCTCAAGGTCCTCAGGGTATAAGGGGAGCAACCGGAGCCATTGGACCGCAGGGTATACAGGGACCAGTGGGTCCTCAGGGTCAAAAAGGAGCTAGATGGTATGTTCAATCTGCAGCTCCTGCTTTTGGAACGGTAGTTCACAGTCCTTGGGGAGAGCCTGAGCTTGGAGATTATTGGCTAGCAGATTCAAACGATCCAAATCCCTATGGTATTTATGTGTATAATGATAATGGTACAGGAACTTTAAATTGGGAATATAGCGGGGTTTTCTTTAATAATTCATCATTATTTACAGCATTTGATAATACTAATGCTGACGTTGATAGAGTTATTCTACATGATGATATAAATGCTCCTAATTATTCCTTAGTTATCAGTGATTATGCTGTTACTACAGGAGATATCGATTATACATATGATGAATTACCATACACACAATTTGGAATTAATAGTGAAAAAGCCAAATTAAAAATTGCAACTGATCACACAACAAGAACACTTAGCCTGTTGTCTTTTGGTCGTGCAAATATGGATAATGCCAATGCAAATTCTTCCCAATATTCAAGAACTGTTAATCCAAGATTTGAATGGAAAAATCTATCAGTGGGGACAGATTATGATATAAAATTTAATGTACCAAATTCTAATTATGATATAGAATTAACTGGACCTGGAAAAGTTTTTTATAGCAAAGCTTCATATGTTAATCTAGAGGGTACTGCTCAAGTAAATATTACTGGACCTAATGTAAGCATTAGAAGAAATGGAGCTGGCAATCTTTTTAATAACTACGGCACAGGAGATTACTATGCAGAGGGTAATAAAATTAGATATAAGCCTGATTATAGCACATCTACAGGCAATTTTATAATTGGTAGTGATGTTACAACGCCAGGTACTAAAGGCCTTGTAGTATCCTCTATAGGATCAGCTAGTGGTAGTGGAAATTCTTTAGTTTTTAAGGCAGACGCAACTGCTTCAAATAAATATTACGGAAGAGTTATTGCTGAAAAACAATCATCTGCTACTCCTTTAGCTGGTATTGGATTTGCTGTGGATCTTGTTGATAACTCAAACAACACTAGAATTGATTTTTCAGTAAGCAGTGTTTCTAAAGGATTGGATATAAATAGACTAACTTTAGATAGCGATGGAAACCTCCAATTTAAATTTGGATCTCTCACAGGAACATCAAAGAATGCAAAGATCTACATGCAAACCGCAGGGACTAGCGATCCAGGAGCAAATCTTTCAGTTTCTGCTGGTGATGCTGTAAGCGGAATAGCTCAGGGCGGTACTATAGAGATAAATGGGGGTTTAGGTGGATTAAACCCCTCAACTACAAGTGGCGACGTTATAATAAACCCAGGAAACACTGTTAAAGGTAATTCTAATCCTAATGCAGGTGCTATTTATTTACATAATAATTTTCCATTAAAGGGAAATAACACAGGTGTTGCCATAGGTATAAATACTTCTACAGATGTAAATGCATCACTTGTTATATCTGATGTTAATCCCAATATGGGTGTTGACATCTTGCAAATAAAAACACAACAGCAAAGATCTACTAACGATTATTTCTTTGGATTTGATTCTGATGGATATGTTTCTAGAGGTCTTCCTTATAATCCTAATCTTTATGACGCAAATTCTGGAACTGGATATCAGCTTTCCGCAGATCCTACAAATCTAGATTACTATATAGAAGGAGATTGGGGGAGCACATTAACACTACAAACTAGAGGGGATGCTACAACTACTGGATGGGATCCATCACTATATTTAACTGTATTAAGATCTAGATTTACCAGAATAGGCGACACAGTTCAGGTTGACTTTGTTGCTAAGATTAATATAACTTCACCTTTACCTACTGGATATCCTGCTTCTGATGGTGTAATGTATATAGCAGGATTACCATATAAGCCGGATTTCGATAGGGGTGCAGGAATCGTATATGATTACAATATTCCTGTTATGCCTAGATTTTCAGTAAAGGCAGCTAATATAGTACAATCAGCAACCAGTACAGTAGCTCAATCCCAGATACCTGCGGGAACTATTATAGCATGGGCCGGACCAACAGCAACTAAACCCAATGGATGGGCAGTTTGTGACGGCACTAAATATAATAAAGTTGCAGCTGCTAGCGGTCCTGGATATCCTGATTTATTTGCTGCAATAGGGTCAACATATAATGTTCCTCTTACACCAACTACTCAGTTTTGTGTTCCCGACTATAGAGGAAAATTTTTAAGGGGACTTGGCTCAGTTGGAGGAATATCAACAACACAAGCATCTGCTGCATTAGGAGCAGTACAACAAGATTCACTTAAATCGCACACGCATACAATTGATGGCGGGGGTGATGCTTATATAGATGATGTATATCCTGGAAATTTAAAGGGCAGACAAAATCAGGATAATAGAATGGTTTCATATACAACATCTGCAACAGGCGACGTTGAAACACGGCCAGTTAACCAGTCTGTTAATTATCTTATTTATCTAGGAAAATCAACCGATGTACAATCTACAACTGTAACCACAACAAATATACCACAGATGGATTTAGGAGCTGCATTTGTGTATGAGAATTCTAGTGAAACTAGGCTTTATCTTTATAATGATGGCGGAACTTTTAATTTAGATAATTTTCCTGCTAATGGAGGTGGGACATCATATCTTAGTGGATCATTCTCATATTTCACGCAGGATTCAACAACATACGCTATTCCCGGATGTACAACTCCTACTTGGATTAGTGTCGAGTTTCTTACTAGCAATCAGCTTAAATTCAAATGGCGTAATGGTTTTGGAAGTCCTACAACATTTATAATAGAAGCATCTCTCAATAACACCAACTGGATAACTTTACATAATAATCTTCCTCCTACATCCCCTGGGGTTGTTATAGTACCAACTCCTGCTGGATATCCTAATACAACAGGAGATCTAAAAACATATTTTAGAATCACACAAAATTGTGCTAGTGGTCCAGGAGCAGGATCTGCAACATACACATACCAAGCTACCTCTTGTGTTGCCCCTACCTTTGTTAGACTTGATGGATTATCATCTAGCACTGCAAGCCTTGTTTGGACAAGCGGAACAGGAGTAACAGATACCACTGCAGTTCTTGTAGACTATAGCATAGATGGTGGAACTACATGGAGTAATAACCCAGGAGGATTCGGGGGAACACAACCTGTGGCTTCAACTAGTCCTTACACATTAGTAGGTTTACAGTCAGGATGGAAAGTTAGAATACATCAAATATGTAGTAATAATAATCAGCCTGTTTATGCAGTTCAGACATGGCAGTTTACACCTCCTGCTACACTTCCTATAAACCAATATATTTATCGTGCAGGTCCAGCAGGGAACAGGGGAACAGTTGGTGGATATGCTAACCAATGGTTCCTAACAGTGAACTTAACTGATACGGATCCTGCGACATTCACTCCTGGTATATTTACAGCCTTCCCTGACCCTGCTGTTGCATTATGTCCTTATGATGTTTCTTATATAACAGGTACCTATAGGAGAGCAGATAATTCAATAGGAACTTGGCAAGTTGTTACTAGCGTACTAACTGGAGGATTAAACACGACTATAGCCCTTAATGGAACACAAGCTAAATTCTATATGAAAGATCCTACTAATTCCGCCCAGATTTTAACCTCCGCTCAAACTGCTGCTAATCCGCAGTTTACTATAACCCCTAGTTCGACCCCAACTATTTTCTGCTCCAGCGGGGCACAACCTGTACAATTATATTTAAATGATGCTCTTGGTACATAAACTTTTAATTAGTAAAAAAATATATGAATAGCAAGGAAAAAAATATCATAAGATCTATAATGAATAATTATAGATCTATGCACAAAGAATTGGAATCCTATGAGAAAGTTTTAAATGAAATGGAATCAGGATCTTTAGAAAAAGATTCGAATATGATAAGTGATACTGGTAATAAAATAAAAGAATGTGTTCAAAGATTAAAATCGCAAAGAGAGGATGAAGTTAATTTCTTTAATGAGATAGGTAAAAAATACGGGCCTGGTGAATTTAATCCTATAACGTTTGAATATAACCTAAAGAAATGAAAAATAACTTCTTTCTTATTGTGATTATTTTGGCTTTAGTACTTCTCTTTGTTAGGCAATGTCATAAAACAAACGAACTAAAAATAGATAAAGAAATAGCAGAGAGTAATCTAGATGCTTTAAAAGACACTGTGGCAACTGAAAAAAATAAAGCAGGAGAAATAGAATTCACAAAGCAGGCTTTAATATCTAAATCAGAAAATTTAGAAAAATGGAATAAAGAATTAGCAGATCAGGTTAAAAAAGAGAAAGGAAAAGTCATTTATATTCAAAAAAGTTCAGGTCAGGTTATTTCAGTTCCCACTGAGGTGATAACAAATATTGTTAACGTATATGATAACGAAACAGCATCAATTGAAACCCAATTTGATACTGTTTATAGCCCAGACAACTACAGAAGACTTAGTTTAATGACAACAGTCAAAATGGATTCTAGTAAAATAAAATCATCATCATCACGGATAACTAAAGATGATATAGGATTTAATATAGTGACTGGATTAAAAGAAGATGGAGGAAAAATAAGGATAATTGTCAGATCTGATTATCCAGGATTAACTTTTACTAAAATAGACGGAGCTCTAGTAGATCCTCATAAATCAGAGGTTTTAAAAAGAATGTTTCCTCAGAAAAAATTTGGTATAGGACCTGTTCTTGGATATGGTATTAATAGCACATTAAAACCTGGATTTTTTGCCGGCGTTGGACTTAGCTACAATATTATTCGTTGGTAATAAACCTGATATATAGAGAACATGTCAACATTTACACACACTAGTAAATTTTTAAGCCTTACACCATATGTACTTATGGAGTATAGATACGGATCTGAGCCTCATCCGGAGTATCACCCTACAACATACGGATCAACCACTGTTGGATTTGAGAGGATAGTTAACGGATATTTTAATGGAGCAGTTCAGATCTCTAACCGAGATAGCGATAAAGAAACAACAGGAAATGTTAGGGATTTAAGTGCTGTTCAAATCTCACAAAACACTTTTGTTAGATTGGATATAGACAGATTAAAGCAATATTTAGATTATGATAATAAGCTAACAGATGTTGCTAATCTACCTGTACAATTTGATGTTAATCTAAATGTCTATTATGACACAATTAGATACCATTTCTTAGGCGGATTTGATTTTGGTCTTGCAGATGGTGTTATTTTACAGGTTCAATTTCCAGAAAAATCCGGAAAAAAATCTACAATTTCTCAGATAACATATCAGAAGGATGACATTGATATTATTAAGTACAATCCAAATCCAATTTATTTTAATGCTGGGATTTATGACAAGTACGTGGAGGTAAAAATCCCTAGCTATAATGTTATCACCTATGAATATGAATCACAGGTTCAAGCAGGTACTGCGAATCAAACAGTTGCTTCTAAATTAAGTTCCGATGGATATGGATTTGTAAGAAATAATCCATTTACTATTTCCCTTTATGAGATAGAATCGACCCAAAGATTAAATGGATTCTATTACTATAACACTCAAATTGTCTCTACTGCAACTATGACGCCATTTGATGAATATGGTGATCTTGCTGCTAACATCGTAGAGAATACAACATATGATTATTTTGATTATTATCCCTCATGGAAAGGTAATTTCGTAGAGGATTTTATTTATGTCGAGGAAAGTTTAGGAAATAGCTATTATATTATACATGATATTGAGCTCTCAGAGCAGATTGGATTAAGCTCTATAACATCACAGAGATTTCAGACAATACAAACAAAAGATTACAACTCCCCGTATATTTATAGGCCGATAGTAACAAATCCAAGAGCAACAAGTTTTACGATCTCATATTCTATGAGATTAGTAAATAAATCCAGTAACATTTCTATATTAAGGGTATCAACACTCACCAGCACAGAGGTTGATAAATATGGTCCTGGATTAAATAGAATAAATCTTTTACATCAGCCATATCCACAAAAAATATACAATAAGGTTGTTGAGCCTATAGTTTCTAAAGCATACACACTTAATGTTAATCCCCTAGAAAGAGTGATAACAAAATATGTTCCTGCTTTCTTTGAAAGAGATTCTATTAATATCACAGAGGAGAATTTAACTCTAGATAATCTGGGCGGATTAAAACAAGCAGACACCAAAGATGCAACTATAGCATTTGGACAGGGAAAGGCTAAAATTGTTATAAATCCATACGATAACTATTACAAGTTTAGAATATTTACAAAGAATGATGGCAAGGAAAATACGCTTTTAGATTTAGGAAATAGCACGGAGTTTTATTTAAATTTTGAAGGTGGAAATAATCTAACAGTTAAAGTGCCTAGTCTTTCAGGAAGTACTTTTCAAAATCCAAATAAGGGAGAATTAGTATTTAAACTCGTTGAGGCTGATTCTAAAAAAATCACATCATTTAGCGGGAGAGACTTCCATATAGTTGCTAAAACATCTAATGGAATAGAAACTTCATTATACCATGGATATTGGATATTACCTAGCGAAAGGGATCAAAAACCTGTTGCGGTTACCGTTGCAACACCTACACCAAATCCTGTTAAGGTAGAAATTGCTCCTGTAAGCACATCTCCAACAACACCAACTGTTAATGTGATACCTCAACAACCATCAACATATTTTGATCCTAAGGTTGATCCAGTTATTATAAACGTTCCTCCGGTAGCTACAAACACTACAACCATAGATGAGATTCCTGTAAAACCGGTTAAACCTCGTATTGATATAGATGTTAACACGTTAGCAAGAGAAATCAAAATGAGTGAGGATTTGAAAAAGACAGTCAAAGAGATCTGTGATTACTACTTAGTTCCAGGAAGCCCTGGTAATTCTATGTATACAGGAATAACTAAAATGTTCTTTTTAGATGCAGCAATAATAGTACATCCCAACACAACAAAAGGATTTAAAAGCGCTAAATTTTTGGAGTATGAACAATATCTAGGAATTAAATATTTAACATATCAGAACACGCCATATACACCTCCGAAGTCAACAACTTCAGGATGCTTTGCAGCAGGAACGGAAATTACACTTATAGATAATTCTGTAATTGCTATAGAAAAAATAAAAGAGGGTCAGGTCATATTAACATACAACGAGCAGACTGGAAACAGAGAGCCTGGTGTTGTTAAAGCATTATTTACACCAATCAAGAATAATTTAGTTCTTCTTTCCCTCTCAAATGGCGTGAGAATTAAATGTACAACTGAACATCCAATATGGGCTATAAATAAAGGATGGTCTTCAATAGATCCTTTAAATTCTAAAAAACTACATGACATAGATTCTTTACAGCTTATGGCAGGTGACATTTTAACGAATAAGGAGGGAAAGGAAGTAGTTTTAGAAAGTGTAGAAATTTTATCTGAGTCTTTGCAAGATGTTTATAATTTAGGTATTGAAGGAAATCACACATATTATGCTAATGGAATACTAGTTCATAATAAGACAGCTTCTGCAACCAATAATGTTGCGACAGGAACAGAGACTTCTAATTATTCCAGTAATAATGGAATGTATTATTAAATAGATTATGTTATTAAACAATAGGCAGAATAGCTTCATATTTACCCTTCCGAAGGGATATTTTTCTAAAGAATTAGAGGAAAAGTATAGATTGTATGTGGAAAGAATGCCTATACCCTATGACACACTTAGGGACTTTATGAATTCTACCATACAACAGATATCATTTCCTTCATTAAGATCAGTTGATAGTGTGGAACAAACAAGACCCGGAGGTTTTAAGCAACACTATAAAAGTGCAACTAATATACAAAATCTAATCAGTAGGGATTTCAATGTCACTTTTAAACTAGGTGAGGGGATGATCAACTATTGGATCATGTATGAATCTATGCTAGAATTTTTAGATTTTCAAAATAAGAAAGAATATCTACCCGATATGACTTTAAGACTTCTCGATAACGAGGGAGTTATAATGTCAAGTATAGAATTTGAGCAATCAATATATACATCGCTATCAGAGGTACAGCTAAACTATTCAAGTACTACACCTCAATTCTCGACATTCAGTGTGGGATACAAATGTAATTACGTAAAAATAAAACTAGAGATTGGCTAATATATTAGGAATTGATTTTTCATTAAATTCCCCAGCCTGGTGCCTATTAACGCCAGAAGGATCTAAATGGGGAACATTTCACCGCACAACAAAAAAAATTGATAGGATGATGGTTAATGAGACCTCTCCTTTTAAAATATTTAATGAAAATCCGCACTTTAGTGTAAAGGTGATAGAGAAATTTAAGTTAGAGGGGGAGTATTTTGTTATAGAAAAGAAAAAGATAGAGAATTTTATAGAGATATCCGAAGAGTTTGTTGGTATGATGGAACCTCATATTGATTCAGACACTAAGATATTTATGGAGGGAATTAGTTTTGGTAGTTCAGGTAATTCATTAATTGATATATCAATGGCAACAGCATTAGTTAGGAAGAGACTAGTTGAAATAGTGGGATTCCAAAATTTAAACATATATTCTCCTACCTCCATTAAAAAATTTGCACTTAAGGGAAATTCTAAAAAAGATGAACTTTACATTCAATTATTGGATAAATATAAGGATAATAAAAATTTAGAACCTTTAGTAAAAATATTGGAACAAAATAAAGGAATATGGATAAAGAATAGTAAAGAGGTTGAAACACCATGCTCAGATTTAATAGATGCAACATGGATCAGTCTTTTTGGAAAGCATATTTTAGGAGAAACTTTTTAGAATCATTTAGGTATAAATTTAGTAAACAACAATTTAAATAATAAAAATTAAGAAAAACATGGAAACATTTGACATCTTTAGTTTAGACAACGAAGACTTTTTAAAACCAGAAGCAACAACAGGAACAGGCGATTCAAGTATCTACAAGCCTTACCCAGAATTAGGAAAAGACGGGGTTTACAAATCCCTTATCCGCTTTATTCCTAACGTAGCAAATCCAAAAAAATCAAAAATCCACAAGTATTACGTTTGGTTAAAAGACCCTGCAGACGGAAGTAATTTTGTTGCTGATTGTCCATCAACAGTGGGAAAAAAATCAATTCTTAAAGACATCTTTTGGAAATTGAAAAATTCTGCATCTGCAAAGGATCAAGAGCTTGCAAAATCATTTGCTCGTAAGGAAGATTATTATTCTCTTATTCAAATCGTAAAGGATCCAAATAAACCTGAATTAGAGGGTAAAGTAATGATCTTTAAATTTGGTAAGAAAGTTGCAGATCTTATTGAACAACAAATTAAACCAGAATACGGTACACCTTGTAATCCTTATGATCTTTTTGAAGGAAAGAATTTTGGAATACATGTAAGAAAAGTAGGAGACTGGAACAATTATGATCTTTGTCAATTTGTTGGAGACAAATGTCCTATTAACATAAATGGTATACCTGTAGAAAAAACAGAAGAATTCCAAAAAACAATTGTAGAATATTTAAAATCAGGTCCACAAGACATGGCTGAAAAATATGACTATAAGGAATGGTCTGATTCTGATAGAGATAGAATAACATCTATTATCAGAAATACAGTTCCAGACGGAAGAATGCTATCTGACATACTTTCAGGATCCCCAGACTCTAAAGGTTCGTCTAGTACATCCTCAAACCCTATCAAAAAAGAACCGAAGAAAGATGCTTCAGCAGACTTTTTCTCAGACACTAAAGCTGTAGAGGAATCTGAAGTTGTGACTTCTTCCCCTAAAAAATTCCAATCTTCCAGTAGTCTTGATGACTTGTATAATGATCTCTAATTAATTAAATTATGAGACCATATGCAAAAGCTAGGATTAGAAGACGTGAAAGGACTTGTTCTGAAAGTTCTCCAGAAAGAATTTCCTGGGGATACTAATAGACAAAAGATTTATCAATCAAAAGATAGGTTAAACTTTTCTTGTCCATACTGTAGAGATTCAAATGACCCTAGAAAAAAGAGAGGCAATCTATATTTAGAGAGCCTCTCTTTTAAATGTTATAATGGAGGGTGCGGTAATTTCAGAGACCTGATAGGATTTCTCTATGACTACGGACTAAAAAAAGAATTAACTCCAGATCAGATTGAGGATGCTAAGAACACAATAGCATCCAAGAAAACTAACAGAAGGTTATCTGCTAGTGTTGATGTTTTTATTCTGGATAATTATAGAGATATAATAATACCTAGAGAATTATATAAAGAGAAGCTAAATCTTATAGAATTACCTAGACCTATTGTGGAATATCTAAGAGGAAGAAATCAAGGTGCGGATGAAAGATACCTTTATGCACCTGATAAAAAATCATTACATATTCTTAATCTTACCTCTGATGGGAAATATATTCTAGGTTTACAACTTAGAAATATGAACAAATGGGCTACCAATAAATATTTCACCTATAAGCTAAGTGGTATTTATAAAAATCTATTAAGGATAAATAATTCAGAAATAATCTCAAAGGCAGAACAACTAGATCCTATTTCTAATGTTTTTGGATTCTCCTCTGTTGATCTTGATAGCATGGTAACAATTTTTGAGGGACCATTAGATTCTTTCCTTTTTCCAAATTCTGTGGGGCTTTGTTCCGTTAATAATCAATTCCCATTTGATATAGAAAATAAAAGATGGTTCTTCGACGGAGATGCTGCAGGAAGAGATGCATTAAGAAAAAAATTATCTGAGGGTGAAACTGTTTTTCTCTGGAAGAAATTCTTAGATGATAATGGATTACCTGAAAGGGATAAATGGGATTTGAATGATGTTGTTGATTATCTGAGATCAACAGGTAAACAAATTAAAAGATTCGATAAATATTTTGGAAATTCACCATGGGATCTAATTTTAATATAACGAGGGAAGATTTAGACAGAATCGAAAGTAAGAAAGGAAAGCTTAAGTCAATCATTTCTTATAAGGTAGATGAATCTTTAGAAATGCCCGATCTGGAAAAAAACTTTACTCCGCAGGAGATAAAGAGCAGCAAAGCAATAAAAAAAGAAATAGTTGATTTAAGAAAAAAGAAAAATAAAAGCAATAAACTTATATGAGTGATATACAAGATTTTGAAGAAAAATTCACAGGAGAGAGGTCTGAATGGACTGAAAGAATTAGAGAACTTTCTATACGTATGAGAAATATCAGAGAGATAGGAGAGGTCCAAGTTGAACTCTATTCGGATAGACAAAAACTTCTTGAGTATGCATATAAGCTTGGCCAAGTTCTTAGTAAATTAAATGCTAAGTATAGAGCGGATAAGAAAACTAAGATGATGTATTATTCAGAGGAACATAATGTTAGATATGGCTCCAACGAAAAAACAACTTTAATAGATGGAGATCTATCTGAATTAAAAAGAAAAATAGATATAGTAGATAATCAAATGAGTTTTTTAAATGAAACAACAAAAACAGTTGATCATTTCCTTTATGGTATAAAATCGCGAATTTCTCTAGAGGAATTTATGAGAGGTGGAATAAAATAATTATTTTAATGATTAAATTTATAGTTTCCGAAGATTTACAATGGCTTATATTAAATGACTATAATGAGGAAGTTGATAAAAAACAGCTTGAGCTATCTTTAACAAGAAAAATACATAATCACTTTTTCCATCCATTGGTGAAGAAAAAAATATGGAATGGTGAAATATGTTTCATAGATAAAAAAGGACCCCTATGGAGAATACCTATAGGATTATGGAGTGAGGTTTTTGATATAGGAGAAAAATATAAAATAGAAATAGAGGTTATAGGTCTGGATCATATTATTGATAACACCCTTACTCTTGAAGACTTTACCCTATGGGCAAATGATTTTTTCAAAGATAAAGAATTAAAACCAAGAGATTATCAGATAGAAGCTGCTTGGAAAATAGTTAGATTTAGATTCTCTTGTCTTGAAATTGCAACATCATCAGGAAAGACCCTTATAGCTTTTATAGTTCTAGCTTACCTTAAGAATATAAGGGGTATTAATAAATTCCTTATGATAGTTCCTAATACAACACTTATTCTTCAGGGATCTGAGGATTTTGAAGGGTATGGTTTAAAAGAACTAGATAACTGCGATATACAATTAATTCATGGCGGTAACAAAAATAAAATATCTGGTGGATTAATGATAGGAACTTATCAATCATTAGTTAAGCAGGAAGACTCTTTTTTTGAAGGAGTTGAAGCAATATTTGTGGATGAGTCCCATCAGACTTCGGCAAAATCAATCAAAGATGTTATATCAAAGTGTAAAGATTCTAGATATAGATTTGGTCTTTCTGGTACACTTACTAATAGAAATACTGCAGAGCATTTAACTATACAGCAATTTTTAGGTCCTTTAGTCATGGAGATAAGTCCAAAATTTTTATTTGATAACAAATATGCAACCCCTGTTTCCATAAAGATAGTAAAGATGGACTGGCTTGATAATGATATAAAAAGGAAGCTATATGATCTAAGAAAAAATAAGAGTGAAATAGAGGGTAATGAAATATTTTCCATAGAAAGAAAGCTAGTTGTATCCTCTGATAAAAGACTTAATTATATAGTGGATTTCGTTGCTAAAACAAGCAAGAATTCTTTAGTGCTTTTCCAGTCAGTGGGTGACGGATACGGGAAAAGAATTTATGATATTCTAAGGGAGATCCAGGCGGAAAAAGAAATCTATTATGTTGATGGAGACACTGATCCACAGCAGAGGGATTATTTTAAAAACAAAATGGAAGAAGGAGTTAATAAAGTAATGGTTGCCAGCTTTGGTACACTAAGTACTGGGGTATCTATGAAGAACATACACAATATATTTCTGACCGAATCCTATAAGTCAGAGGTTTTAATTAAACAAAGTCTAGGTAGGGGTATGAGACTGTATGAAGGTAAGGAGAAGGTAAATATCATAGATTTTGTTGACGATTTCTCATGTGAGGGATCTGATAACTATCTTATGAAGCATTCCAATGAAAGGATAGAGATCTACAAAAGGGAAAAATTCGAATATAAAATATACAACGTCAAGCTTTAGTCACTTCTTGTTTTTATTGCTATCATTTGGATATATAAAATAAAAAAGCATGAAGCACTTAGACTCGTTTGACTTATTTGAGGGCAAGAATCCTTTTAAAAAATATAATTCCTACGAATATTATTCCGGGAATAAAGCCCAACCTGGATATGGACAGTTTCTTTATGATTTTTTTAAAGGAATGAATGACAGATTTAAAGCATTTAATAGTTACTATAAGAGTAATATAGCTGCAACGAATGTTAATGGTGTGAAGATAGACACTGGTTTAGGCTGGTTAATAGGAACAGCAGGGGATCTAGCAACATCAATACCTATGAAAATATTTGAGCCCTCTAAGCTTTATAATAAGGTGGATAATAAAGACCCATTAAAAAACAAAAAATCAACGTTTCCGTCGGGATCTACTGGTTCTACATCTAAACTTAAAACACCAAAAAGTGAAGCTGAGGTTACCCCAGAACATCAAAGACTCCTAAGCAACAATTTTATAAAAAATGATTTGTCTAAGATTAATAGCGATGAAGATATGCAAAACTATGTAGAAAAATTCTATAAGGATCTGGGTGTTAAACCAGGAATGAGCAAAAGCGCTGATAATGCAACGACAAACATGGTTACATCTTGGTATAATAAAAGAAGTGGAAGAATGCCCACTATTGCTAGCGACACAATGACATCAAGCGAGATTGATGCTGCTCAGAGAGAGGGAGATGGAGCGGAAGCTTTATCAACTTTTTCTGTGTTAAAATAAAATAAAATAAAATAGAAAATGAAAAAAGTATCACAAATACAAGAAGGTTTAAAAACCGAAAGAGAATCAGCTATTACTAAAATAGACGAGACCAATAAGTATTTAACTTTTGCTAAGAAATACTATAAGAAAAGCGGTGTTTCTGGACCTTTCGACGAGAAATTCAAGGGAGATAAAAAAGCTCAAGAAAAATTTATGGAGGAATTAGGAAAGGCATGGAAGGAACATAAAAAAAAGGAAGGAATTAAAACTAGTAGTAACAAACCCTATTAATTGATCTATAAAGATATAATCTATGCATGATATACTTTACCCAGTTATTGAGCACTATATAGGTGCTGTGGTTTCGCAGATTAAGAGAAGTAAAAAATTAGTTTTGTTTAAAACTGCTTTAGGACAGGGGGGTTTTATACAAAAGAATGATGATGGAAATTGGGATCTTGTAGTTGATGATGAAAAGGTAGCAGAAATTGAAAATATATTATTTTCAGTTTTTTCCCAACCTGATAAACATCCACCGATAGATAAGTATTATAAAAAATTATTGAGTCTAAAGAAAAAAGGATTAAACTATAGATCAGGACTTTTGGTAGACCAATTAATAGAGTCAATAGAAATACTTCTTTTAATAGGCGATGTTAAATTAAAAAGCCCAGTGTCTTTTGGGCCTTTTTATATTTTTAGTTTGGATAATAAAAAACAAGTTATAGTATTAAATTAGAATATGTCAGGAATAAAACATTTAAGCGAAATATACAAAAAACAAGGATCACAATTTTTGGATGATCTTTTTGGAAGAGAGGTTACCGTTACAGAAAAACTAAACGGAATGTCATTCTCTTTTGAAAGAAGTTTATTGGATGGAACTATCTATTTTTATAAAAGGGATCAAAACAATCCCATATCTAAGATAGACAGAGTACTGATGCAACAGTATGATGATCCAATCTACCATATAAAAAATCTTCCAGAATCTGTTTTAAGTGAAATTCCTGCCGGATGGAGATTTGGCATGGAATATTTTTATAGCAATAATCCAATCTCTATAGCGTATCAAAGAACCCCTTTAAATGGACTGGTTCTTACACACATCTCTGTTAAGAATGAATTTGGAGATTTGGAGAGAACCATAGTTGATAAGGAGGAGCTTGATTACTGGGCGGATATGATAGGAGTGGAAGGACCCCCTATTATTTTTCAAGGTGAACTAACGGATGAGCAAAAAGTTGCTATTAATGATTTTGTGAACTCACCCAATGATACTCTAAAGAAGGATCACGGAACTTATAGTTTTGCAAAATATCTGATCACAGTTTTAAACCCTAAAATAGACAAATCATTTCTGAATAATTCTTTAGATGAACCTATAGAAGGAGTGGTTTTTAGATTTGGTAAACTAGACGGAACTGGAGAGGCTTTCACAGCTAAAATATTGGACCCAATTTTTGATGATATCACAAAACAAAATAACCTTAAAAAAAGAAGTTATTTTCCTAGTGACATATATGGAATTACAATTTTAGATGTAATGAATTTTATACTTGATAAAGGAGTGGATTCGTTTGCGTATGAAGGAAGTGAACCATCTGATAGATACATCACTTATATTTGTTCCGTATTTAATCAATTTATAGAGAAGTACGGTGAGAGGTATTTGGGATTAGACTTCCAGGAGCCAGACTATTTAAAATCTGAAAAATCATCATTTAATTTGGATTTAATACCTGATGAGGAAACTAAGAAGATAATCTCTGATGATGAAAGCTATAAATCTTTTTTTAAACTTATTCTTTCTGCATTTAGAAAGATCAAAAAGAAGGAAGGCGGATTTTTCACTAAAGGAGCTATAGATCAGTTTAATTTGCTTGTTAGAGAAATAACAGAATATCTTAATAGAGAAACCACTGTTACAGAATCAGCTATACCAACTTTCGATCAGTTTAGACAGGTTAAAAAAGTTTTTAAACCTATACCGGAAGAGGAGCCAGAAGAGGAGCCAGAAGAGGAGCCAGAAGAGGAATCAGAGGTTAAAAATGAAAAGCCAGTTGAGATCGAAAAGGATGAAGAAATTGAAAGCTCAGATGATGCTGAGCTAGATCCTATAAGATCTGCAGTAATCTCTCACGATCTTGCACAACAGACGGAGGGAGATCCAGTTAATCTTGTAATAGGAAAATTTAATCCATTTCATAATGGCCACTATAAATTAATAAAAAAAGCAAAGGACCATAATGGATTGCCTGTTGTTGTTTTTGTTATTAATCAAGGTAAAGGATTCTTAGATAATGATATGATGACTAAGATGATGGATTTAGTTTCCTCCGAGATGCAAGATTCCATTAAATCCGTTAAATTTGTAGATAATGATCTTTTATCAACAGTTGTGGATAATCTTGATGATGACTGTATCCCAAAGACCTTAACAGTTGGGAAAAAAAGATTGGACAATTATCTACTACAAAGTAGATCACTTAAGAAAAAGAATAAGATACCAAAAGAATTTTTGATACAGACAGCTCCAGATTGGGTTACCTCAAATCAGGTTAAAACCATATTAGATAATGAGGATTATTTAGATTTTAAGAAAAATGTGCCTAAATCAATATATCCACTCTGGGAAGAAATAAGAAGGTCTTACACTAAGAAAAAATAATTTAAACCCCTAATAAAATAGGGGTTTTTCTTGAGTACTATTTTTGTTTTGAATATATAAAGAAAAAACTAATGAAGTTTATAAAGAATTTTTCAAATTATTTGGTTAATGAAAAAGCTGGATATGGTAACGACTATTTTGTAGAGAAGAAAGTAGATAAGTCGCTTTATTATTTCTTTAAAGCTGGCTCTGGTGATGAAGTTGAGGGAATAATAATAAAGATAGGAAAGTTTTCAAAAAATTCTGTTATATCAGATGCTGAGAAAACATATTGCGTAGTACATATAGAACAAATAGATCCTAACGATCTGGATGATTACTTAGTCAACGACAGTGAGTACAAATCTAATGAGGATGAGAAATTCACAATTTCTAGAGATCTTTTAAATGAAACATTCTCTATATACAAAAAAGCATTGGATGATTATTTATCTAAAAATCCTAAGGTAACAAAGATCTATGACGAGATCCTTGAAAATCTAGAAATGCCTATTGATGATTATAGGGAGTACATAGAGCAAGTAGTAAAATCTTGGTCTAAAAGAAGATGGAAAATACAGGACGGGCCATCACAAAATGTCCTAATCTACACCAAAGTATCTCATGGATAATTTAAAAAGATATAGCCAGTTTGTTAATGAGTCTCTGACACCTGTAATGTACATGAGTGTTAAGAATGAGCTTAAAAATTCGGTTGTTAAGTTTCTTTATGAAAAGGGGCAGGCAACAAGGAAAGAGATATTTGAATTTAGTGCAACGCTTGGGGAAAGTGGAGCATCTATAGATAGAAGATGGATGTCTAGAAATAAGCAATTAATTAAATGCCTAGTTTCAGAGGATGGCCCTAATCAATATGTGCTTACTAGATTAGGTAAGAGATTTGCAAAAAACCTCATTGTAAACGAAACAAAAAAGGCTAAATAGATATAATAAATAAATATTTTTATGGAAAATTACGAAAAATTAGTTGCATTAGTTGAGTCTATGAAAGAAAACATCGATAAGTTTTTTGTTAAAGGAAACAAATCGGCAGGAACTAGAGTTAGAACTCAATGTCAAGATTTAAAGAAATTAGCTCAAGAACTTCGTTTGGATGTTCAGAATTCTAAAAAAGAGGCGGGGGAATAAGAATTATCTCCTGTTATTGAAACAAGTGCCTTTTCCAACACTTTAATGGATATATAAAATATTAATTTATGGCTTATTATCAATGCAAAGTTACTTTTGACTCAGGTGAGGTCAACAAGCAAGGAAAGGCAGTTATCACCAAAACAGTTATGTTAGTTGAAGCTACAGGTGTTACCGAAGCTGAAGCTAGAGTGGCTAATCACTTAAAGTCCGATATAATGGATTTCGAAGTGACTTCAGTTTCACTCTCCAACATAGAATCTGTTTTGCAAGAAAGAGATTAACTATGAAACCAAAAAAGTCTCCTGTAAAAGAATCTAAAAAAGAAGGCGGATCTGCTGATATGTCAAATTATGAGGTACCAGACAGCCCTGTTAAAATACCAGATAACGACACTGGATTTGCTCTTGTTAAGAAAAATTACAGGAGATTTATTTGGACAATGGATGAGCATTCAAAGAAAAGGGTTTCAGGAAAGGATAAATAGAAGAAAATATTTATGCTAAACGAAAAGGCTGCTTCTAAAACCCAACAAAGACTATTCGGTCAGGCATACGGTGTTAAAGTTTTTAGAATAACCGATGGCAAAAAAGGTGTAGATCCCAAAGACATTAATCCCAGATATAAGAAAGAGATAATCAAATTATCCAATAGCATGTCCTTAGCCAAGCTAAAAGAGTTTGCCCATACCAAACATAAGGACTTACCTGAAGAGGTGAAAGAAGGCGTCCTAAAGGACATATACTATAAGTTAAGCCCAGAGGCAGAATACGAACCAGAAAGTGAAAAAGAAAGAAAAATGGGCAATCTTGCTGATTACAGAGAATATATAAAAAAGAATAAAAAATAATCACATATGTCAGAAAAAATTAACGAAGACTGTGGATGTGGTGGTGCATCAAATCCAAATCCAATTCAATCACAACAAGCATTTCAAACCACAACAGATCCCAATGTGGGAAAGTTTGCAACCCTTGCGGATGGAAGAACAGGAACTATAAATGATTCTATCAGAAATTCAACTGGGCAGATTATAGGGTATGTCTTAAATAATGATAAAGGTGCTTTTAGAGTTTTTAAAGATAAGGTAACAAGAATCACAGAGAGCGAAGGTGCAATGGCTAGCTTGGAAGCAACACCTGGCATGGGCGAAGTAGCTCCTCCAACAAGGACTAGCACAGGATCAGGTGATCAATTCCCAAGTCTAACTGCAGGAACCCCAGCAGCTAAAGGTAAAAAAGCTAAGACAAATAAAACATCAGATGAAAAGGTAGATAAAAAAGCCTTACTGAGTTGGAACGATTTTAAAAGTAAAATGACTAAATTTCAATAACAAAAAAGCCAAATCCTAGGATTTGGCTTTTTAAATTGTGTGGTATTATTTTATAGTATTGTTCTATCAAAGAAAAATCTTACGCCGCCTCCATAAGGTGCATTAACAGTTTTATCCTTTGGTTGGTTTTCAAATTCTGTAGCATTTTTTCCAAAATCATATGACATATCAGAACTTAGGTAGATAAGCATTAAATCCTGGTCTTTATATCGAAAAGCGACAAGATATTTACCCCAATTTTCCCCGTAATCGTCACCTCCACTATCCGGCTTAAGCACGTCTGTTCGTTTTATTTCATAGTCTTTAAATTGAAATAAATCTTTTAATTTATCCTCTAATGTATCAAAGGGTATATAATCCCTATTTAATTCTATCCAATCATCTAACTCTGCTATTTTATTCTCAATGTCTTGAAAATTTTCAAATAGTTTTAAATAGTTCATATTATTTTTTCTTTTTATTATCCTTTACACAATTAGGAACTTTCTGGCCATCCTTCATTTTCATTCCTATCTGCTTGTAGCCTTTCCAGCAAGGATTCTTTTTCTCAAATAAAAATTGTTCGTAAGTTAGTATCATGTTACTATATATCTATTGCCAAATGTAGGAATCATGCCTAAAATTTTCGACAGTATTTCATCCGATGCTATTAACATATGACAAAATGTCTTAATAAGTACGGAGGCATTCTTTTTGAGTCTCTATAGTTAATATAATAATATTTACTATGATTAGAAGTTTATTTCCAAACCATGTTTTCGATCTTTACACAGATCTAGATTCACAATTAGAATCTTATCTTCCTGTAGAAAATGGAACACTTACTTTAGATGTTCCTGGCTTTTCAAAAAAAGACCTATCTCTTGAAATTGATAAGAGCCTAGGACTTTTATCTGTTATAGGGGAAAAAGAAATTAATGGAAAGAAAAGAAAAGTCAACAAATCTATAAGGCACCAAAAACTAAGAACTGTAGATCTTGATAAGGTTGAAGCAAAAGTTCAAGATGGTGTACTAACTGTCTTCATTAAAGAATTAGAAATTAAAGAGACTAAAAGACAAATTTCTTTAAACTAGTTTCTTTATATTTGGTGTGTGGAAAAGATTGATCTAATACAAACACATTATCTTGAGGATCCCTGGAAAATCATGATTTCCTGCATCCTCCTAAACCAGACTACTAATATACAAGTTAGACCTGTTATTATAGATCTGTTCAATCGTTTTCCCACACCAAATTCTATTACAGAATCAGATGAATTCGAAATAGCAAGTATTATAAGAAGTACTGGGTTTCAAAATGTAAAAGCAAGAAGAATTATAGCTTTCACACAAAGCTGGAATTCAGGAGAAAGAAACCCTGAAAAATTTCCAGGAATTGGTCCATATGCTAGGGACTCTTGGAAAATCTTTGTTGAGGGTATTACTGATATATTTCCCACTGACAAGAAGCTAAAAATCTATTTAGCTCAACTCCCTTAATTTTTTAGAAATTTATTTTATTTGCTGTAATATAAATTACATGGATAAAAATATTATTGTTGTGCAAAATGCTTATGAAGATATTACACATACTGCACAGAGCATATCATCAATTAGGGAAGCTGCACATAGATGGGGTGTTAATTTTTATGAAATAACACATAAACAATTTCCAAGATCCCCCTATCCTACAGGAAGAGATAGGTTTTGGACTTATGAGGAATTTAAAAGCTATGATAAGGTTTTAGCGCTTGATGCTGATATCATTATTAATTCTAAAGCCCCAAATATATTTGATGAGCTGACCGAAGATTATGATTTATGTGGGGTTCTTGATGGAAATCCTGGTGGTAGATTTAAGCATAATGATTCTTTTTTAAGAGATACATTATCTAGAAGAGCAGCTTTTATCTGTGACACAGAAAATGTCTTTAAAAATTGCATACCTAATTTTGATATAAATAAATATTGGGATAATTATATTAATACAGGGGTTGTACTTTTTAGACCCGAAAAAATTTATGATATAGCTCAAAAATTTAAGGATATAGTTCTAAATTCAGAGGAAATGCATTCATACTTTAATATCAAGAGTGGATCTTGGTTTTCTGATCAAAATATTTTTAACGGGTTAGTCTCAGTCTCTAATCTTAGATTAAAAATACTAGCTAATGAATGGAATTGGATACTTCCTGATATACAGGAGGAATGGAGAGATGATTTTTATCTTGGCCCGATGAAGCCTTGGATTTATCATTTTTGCGGAACACCTAATTCTAAGGATGACTTAAGAACCTATGATCGGTGGAAATAAAATAAATTGTTTGAAACAACACTAATCCTATTGCATAAAGATCTATATGATAATCGACATTGAAAATTTAGGGGAATCTTTAAAAGTATCCCATTACACGGAAGAAGGAGAAGTTGCTTACTTAAATCTTGAAATACCAAAATCAGAAAGGTACTCTTGGAGAAAATGTTCAGCATCCGATAGAGCCAGAGAAAAAGGATGGGCATCTTGGGACGGATTTCCTATAAAGAAACAGCAAGGATTAAAATATGACAAATATAGACTTGTTGAGATGCTTGAGATGTTTGATAAAGATGTAACTAAACCACTTTGGGAATCACAAACACCTAAGAAATATTTTGTTGATATAGAGGTTGAGATAACAGACAATCGAGCTGATTCACTAGATACATTAAGGGCTAATAATAAGATTCTAACCATAGCAATTGCCTCATCAACGGGCAAGATATTGGTAATGGGATTAGATAAAATGGATTCACCTAAAATATTAAATATAGAGAAAAGGGTGAATGATCATTTTAAGGATTTACCCTATGATCTAAAGTGGACATTTAATTATAAATCATTTGAGAGCGAATTTGATATGATCTATACTTTTATGTCTAAGCTCATGCATAAAATGCCATTAATCACAGGATGGAACTGGTTTGGATATGACTGGCCTTATATGCTTAATAGAGCAAAAAAATTAGGTATAGATCCTGCAATATCTTCTCCTAGCGGAATTCTTTTAGGAAAAACCCAAATACCAATGCATGGTTTAATGGTGGATTATATTGAGATCTATAAAAAATGGGATAGGGTAATTAAAATAAGAGAATCAGATTCGCTTGATTATGTTTCCAAAGCTGCTAATGGAGTAGGTAAAATTCATTACAATGGAACTCTTAAAGATTTATATGAGTCAGATTTTGAGACATACATTTTCTATAACGCAATAGATTCCTGTCTTGTTCATTATATAGATGAAAAATTAAATACCCTTGCAACATTTTTTAAAATAGCAAATGTAAGTGGGGTTGAAATAAACAGAGCACTTTCTCCTGTCTGGACAACTGAGGTTTTAATGGTAAGAAAATTCCTGGAGAGAAAAAGGATAATAACATACGATAAAAAGAATGAAGAGCACACTAAATTCGAAGGTGCATATGTTAAACAACCCATTAAAGGATTACATGAATGGATAGTATGCTTTGACTTTGCATCGCTTTATCCAAACACAATGATGCAGTGGGGAATATCACCAGAAGTTTTCATAGGAAAGAATTTATCAAACCCACCAGAGGGTGCAATAAAAACAGCAAGCGGCGCATACTTTCATTCAAAAGAAGGCAACCTTCCTATATTAAAAGACGTACTTACATCTTTATATGCTATGAGAAAATCAGCAAAGAAGAAGTATCAGGAATGTGAGAACAAAATAATTCAATTAGAAGAAATATTAAAAAATAAATAAAATGGCAAACACAGACAATTCATGCGCACAGTTAGAGATAGAAAATCTTTACGTTGAAAGCAAAGACACCCTAGGAGATATTTTAAATCTTCAATCAGAAACTCAAAAAAACATTTACGGTTACAATTTTGAGAACATGAGTCTCAGAGACGTAATGAACTTTTGGCATATGAATACGCATGCCTTAATTGATGAGGTTCACGAGGCAACAGATGCTCTTGGAGGAATTAAAGACGGAAAGGGAAACGCTATTTGGAAAAGGTGGAAATCATCCTATGAATCATATTCGGAGAAGAAATTCTCAGATTTATCTGAATCTGACCAATTAGAATGTAAATTTGAAATCGTGGATATGCTTCACTTTTTTATGAACTATGCAGCTTCTATAGGGATGACACCTCAGGAAATGTATAACATGTATATGAGTAAAAATAAGGAGAATAGAAACAGACAAAAAAACGGATATTAAGGATTTAATACTTTTTATATAGGGGAAGATTTTATCTTCCCCTTTTTTAGTGGTCCTATAATTCTTTAACCATTTGTCTGATGATATATATAAAAAGAATAAAAAAATAAGCATTGGCACAGAAAAATAGAACGGATCTCAAGACAAGATTTGAAACCGGTGATATCCCAACACAGCAAGATTTTTATGATCTTATAGATAGTTCATATAATAAATTGGAAGATTTTAGTACAGGTGCAACAGGTGCCCAGGGTGCTTCCGGTGTTCCTGGTCCAACCGGACTTGCAGGGACCGGAGGTATTGCAGGAATTGATGGATCAAATTCTTCTAGATGGACTAGAGGATCAGGAACAGCAAATTTAACAAGTCAGGTTGCAGCAGCAGGTAAGTTTGAATATAGAAGCATAATCGCTTTTTATGTAAATCTTACCCAAATACAATTCCATTTTACAGATTACTATGGCAATGATATGAGTATTTGGCTAGGCAGAATAGATGCAGCATTAGCAGCAGGTAATGATAATATATTACAAATAAGGGATGTTGCATCACCCACTATCTTTGGAGTATATAAAGTTACCTCATACACTGTTTATGGATCAGCTGTAACATTAGATTTAAATCCAATAGCAGGAAGCGGAACGCTATCATCATCTAGTATTTTATCTGTTAGCTGGATATTAATGGGAGGTGCATTAGGCCCACAAGGTGTTACTGGTGCTGATGGAACTTCAGGAGGCGATGGATCTTCTGGAACATCAGGATCCTCCGGATCAACAGGAACATCAGGATCCTCTGGATCAACAGGAACATCAGGATCAACAGGAACATCAGGATCTTCAGGAACATCAGGATCAACAGGAACATCGGGATCTTCAGGAACATCTGGAGAAAACGGAACAATGGGAACATCAGGTAGTGCAGGCTCAACTGGAACTGCAGGAACATCGGGCATAAGTCCTTCCGGGTACTTAGCTTCCTATGAGGTTTTGCTTTCCTATAGTGGTGGAGTTGTTACAGGTGTCACTTCAGCAACGTCTCCTACGGGTACAAGCCTAATAGGTGCTTCTGGATGGTCTTTCTCAACAACATCTACTGGATTAACAATCACACACCCGCTAGGTAAAAAAATAATGAACCCATATAGCTATGGCGAAAACGCAGGGAATATAGTTACCAGGGCTTTTACTGGGACCACAACAGGTAATCATTCATGTGTACAAAACCTAGCATTTACACAGGTTGATTTTTACTCGTTAACCCCAGTAAATACCGGATGTGCATCCGCTGGAAATACTAATCTCTGGATAACATTTCAGGTTAAAGTATAATAAAATATTTTAAAAATAAGAATGTCAAGTTTAATAAATTCCCCACTTACCGTTGTAGCTAAGGTCTCCTTTGGAACTACAACAGTAAGCACAACATATAGCAATCCAGGCAATCCTCATAACGGAGCAGCACAAACATTTTTAACCACACTAAAGGTTACACCACAGCTGACATCATCATACTCAGGATCTAATCTGATCCAATATGATGGAAGAAACTTTGCTGTGGGAATGTGGGTAGGATTTCCAGGCGGATTCACATATAGAATTAAACAAATTAATAGCGTCAATCCAACAGGTACAGTTATCACATTAATTCTTGAAGATAAGGATTTACTTAATTTAATTGTTGATAATAGTACACTGTCTAACAATCATCCTCCAGAGGAAATAAATGGTATAGTATTTAATGTGGATGATGATGGCATGCCTATATTATATCCATTGGACTCTCAAAGAGGATCCCTGAATTCATCCGCTCCTACATATTGGATATTTGATATTGAAAATAGATTTAGGTTAAGAAATTACTTTACAAATTTTTTCCAGATAGATCCTAATTATGCATCTTATGCGGGCATTAACATAGGAGATTTTGTATACTTAAATGGATCTGGGTTATTTATAAAATCATCATCATCATCAAATGATGAAATAAAAAGCGTTTTTGGTATAGTTACTGCTAGTGATACACCATCTACAGGAAACCTTAATGTTAGACCGCTCGGAAGAATAATTACTAACCTTCCAACTCTTCCTGGAAGTGTTGGTCAGGTTTTATATTTTGATTCCACACAGGCATCTAATTTAAACCCAATACCCCCTTCTGGAGTTAATCTATTTCCAGTTTATATAAAAATAAATAATACTACTGGTCTTTTATTAAGTAGAAGCGGGGGTGATGGATCCATAGGACCACAAGGATTTTCAGGAGATTCTGGTACTTCAGGTTCGTCAGGATCAAATGGTACATCAGGATCTTCAGGTATAGATGGATCCTCAGGCACATCAGGAACAGGATCACCTGGTACATCTGGATCCTCTGGCACATCAGGAACAGGATCACCTGGTACATCTGGATCCTCTGGCACATCAGGAACAGGATCCCCCGGAACATCTGGGTCATCAGGCTCATCTGGAGCCGGGTCATCCGGCACAAGTGGATCGTCCCCGAGCAGTGTTTTTTCAAGCGATATTACAGTTTCACTTTCAGGAGGTAAAACTTTGGGTAGATATACTACGGGCCAATCTATTCCGTCAAACGGAAAAACCCCTCAAGAGGTAATTACACTCCTTGCACAAGAGGCACTTGCTCCCACGGTCTCTTTGACATCTTCTACCACTATAGCTTTCAACCAAACAGCTATATCTAATGCTCTTAGTTTTAGCTATACTATCAATTCTTTGGGAGCAACTGTATCTACGGCCTCTTTAGAATGGAGAAGAAATGGTACAGGAGCATGGACAGTTCTATCATCAGGCACAACAACGCCTGCTACATTTACCCACACTCTTACTGATTCTGCATTCAACACTCAGGCTTTTAATTATAGATACATAGTTACAGATTCTGCAGGAGGGACAAATACTGCCACATTCAATATAACCCCCGCAGCTTATGCTGCTCCAACTATTACTTTTACAGCACCTGCTACAGCTGGACTTACCTCCCCTGAAAGTGGTAATTCTACCTCACAAAAAAGAGAATTGGGAAAAACAGCATCTACATTGCAGGGATCATGGTCAAGAAATAGCGCTAATGTTCCAGTTTCTTCTTACATATATTCAGTTTCAATAAACGGAGGTGGATATACAAATATAGGAACTTCATACAGTATATCAGGATCATCTGGTACACTTGCAACTGTTTCAGATACACCAGCAACATCCACAACCACTAGCATAACATACAGGATTGTTCTTACAGACTCATATACAACTACTACAAAATACTATGATGTAACTTTAGTTTCAATGATGTTCTATGGTGATATTGATGTGGCAACAACAGTGAATTCCGCAGCAATTAGAGCTCTTCCTTCTAGGAAATTTCCGGATGATGGTGTAGATCCTTTTACATTTTCTAGTGGAACAACAAACAGAAGATGGATTGTTGCTATGATCAACACATATTCTTTAAGCGCTGCACAGGACATAACACAGAATGTTAATTTAACATCTAATTTTGGTGCTAGCAGCGTGAGTGTTAATGATGCTGCAGGAAATGCTAAAACATATAATGTGTACACATATACAAATGCAATACCATATAACCCTGCAATAACAATACAAATAACTTACTAATATGGCGTTTCAACTACCAGGAACAGTACAAACAAATAATCCAGTCCTTCTTCACGAGTGGGCTGGTCCTTTTTCTGGTGCTGATGAGACTGCAGCATTAGTAGCTGCTAATGACTATATCCCTTATGGTGTCAGACTTGTTGGACTGGAGGTCACCCTTATTATTGGCGGTGTTCCTTTTAAATATTGGTATGGAGCAGGTACAGCAGATGCGGATCTAGTTCCTATGATTCCTGAAGTCCCGCTTGAGGTAAAAGACGAAGGAACAGTTATAGATAGTTCAGTTGTAAATCTAGACTTTAAAGGGAGCAGCGTTAGAGCATCCGGTGTATCATCAAGGACTGTTCAGGTATCAATTCCTGATTGCACTAGCACAGTTAAGGTAGGAGCAGTCTCTGGATATTTTACATCAACAAATGCGAGCCTACCATCTTCCTTAGATAGCTTACACATAGGTGATAGATTTTTGGGATGGTCTAAGGGAACATACAATGCAGACTGCAATTCTGATTCATTCGGAAACATTATTAGTATTGCTAGCGAATATAGAAATTGCTCAATACCCTTGCCGATTGATTTATCTTCAGGAGATGTTGTGAAAATATGCGGTAATGTAATACTTGATGATAGTGATCTTGATCCTTTTACGGGATTTCCTAGAGATTGGAATTTTTATTGCAGCGTCTCAGCAATAGATTGTGGAACTTTTAAATCCGATGGTGTTACTACATCAGCATCCACAATTATACCCACAATAACTAGTCCCATCCAGGATGGTGGAGAAAATACTTATTACGCATGTTTTAGTGGAAGTTCCACAATAAGCACTGCACTTAGTGCAGCATCTACATCCTTTGTGGTTGGAATGAATGCTGGATATCTTTATGCCGAGCAAACAACCGAATATCGATTTACATATTCACTAGATGTAATTAAATACTGTTCCAATGCTAAGGATAATATAGTTATACGTAATTGCTGTGAACCCCTTTACACTGAGATTATTGCGGGTAATGCTGCGGATGTTGGTGAATCTTTTGTTGATACTGATGGAAATTGCTGGAGTGTTATTTCAACAACCCTTGACCCTGTTACATCTATCAGAACCCTACAAACAGTATATTCAAGCTGCTCGTTATGTATAGCTAATAATCCTTGCCCATTAAATTATGTTGTGGATGCATGCTGTCTTCCTGGACAGCAATATTTTTCAGCATCTATACCTGGAATATCTGTTGGCGATTCATTTGTCGATAATAATGGATTTTGCTGGAGCGTATCAGGTACAACACCACTTCCAAGCACATATGCTGTTAGTGCAGTTACAGTTTATCCGAGCGATGTATGTACAACATGTCAGGAAGATAATCCATGTCCTACGCTTGCGTTTTTAACATCTTGCTGTGATCTTGGAATTGGTGTCAGCACATTAGATTTAATAGGAGGGGGTATTGCTGATGGTGATAGTTTTGTGGATCAGTTTGGATTCTGTTGGAGTGTTACTACAATAGGAAGTATGAACGCTGGTGATTATGTAAGCCTAAGTTTTATCCATGCAGTAACAGTTTACGCATCATCTTCATGTATAACATGTTTAGGATCAAATACATGTCCAACAAACACCCTGTATTACACAATACAAAACTGTTGTGACGAATCTGTAGAAATTGCTTTATTGGATCCGACATATAGTGTTAATCTGGTTATTTTCTTAGAATCTGCCCAAAAAGCAGGATGTTATAGGATAATAAGCTGGAGCAATACTGGAACTGCAACAATAACAGATGTAAATGTTCTTTCAACATATGCATCTGATGGAAAAACAAAAGCATGTACAGCATGTCTAAATGTTCATCCATATTGTACAGGAAAAGCTCAGAACTGTACAAATTATAGATCTGATAAAAATGATGCACTAATGACAGGATATGGATGTGATGGCACATGGTATTATAATGAGCCTTTTGCATATAATAGTACAATCTGTATGGCCTGGGTTTCATCATCTGTTACCGAATTTACTGTCATTGATAATAATTGTTGCTTTGAGATCTTTAATCCAAATATAGATCCTGTCAATGTTAGCTACAATAGGTGTGATGATGGTAACATAATCAACGAATCAATCGCATCTGGAGATAAAAGCACAAATTGTGCTAGAGAATTAATTAGCTCAGATCTGCCAGTATCAATAGTTTCCGTAGGAGATCCATTGTGCCCAGATCCTAGATAAGAATAAATAGTTAATATGTCATTTCAATTACCAGGAACAGTACAAACAAATAATCCAGTCCTTCTTCACGAGTGGGCTGGTCCTTTTTCTGGGGCTAACGAGACTGCAGCTATAGCAGCTGCTAATGCCTATATCCCTTCTGGTGTCAGACTTGTTGGACTGGAGGTCACCCTTATTATTGGCGGTGTTCCTAAAAAATATTGGTACGGAACAGGTACAGCAAATGGAGATCTAGTTTCAGTAACACCTAGAGCATCCCTTACCGTAAGGGATGAGGGCACTGTTTTATATTCACCAGCAACCACATTAAATTTTGTAGGTGGAGGTGCTACAGCATCCAGTATTACTAGCGGAAATGTATCAGTAAATGTTCGTGCATGTCCCACTATAACTAAGGTTGCATCTATGTCAGGATCCTTTGTAACTAATGGGAGTAGCTACCCTCTGAATATAGGGTCAATGCTTATAGGAAATAATGGATTAGGATGGTCATATGGAACTTATAATTTGAGTTGTAATTCTGATTCATCTGGAAATATTCTCTCTATAAATGCAAATCAAAGATATTGCGCCATTCCGATTCCTATGAATTTAAATGCAGGAGATGTAATAAATATACATGGAAATGTATTTGGTAAGATCACAACCAATCCCCCATCGCCATGGAATTTTTTTCTTAGTGTCTCAACAGTAGATTGCAGCACGCTAGAAACAGGGGTTGTTCCTGCATCCTCACTTATACCAACGGTAACTATTCCATTTGATGTCAATACTGGTAATAGCTATTTGTGTTTTAATGAAAGTGTGGTATTAACATCTCCCATAAATTCATGTAACACTTATATTTTAGTTGGAATGCAGGGAGGGAGTAACGCTAGTGATGTATCATCAGCGGTATATCTCTTTACGTATTCCATTAATATTATCAGATAATTTATCAAATTAAGAATAAATAATTAATATGTCATTTCAATTACCAGGAACAGTACAAACAAATAATCCAGTCCTTCTTCACGAGTGGGCTGGTCCTTTTTCTGGTGCTGATGAGACTGCAGCTTTAGGTGTTGCTAATGCTTATATTCCTCCAGGAGTGAGACTTAAAGGATTAGAGGTGACCCTTATTATTGGCGGTGTTCCTGCCAAGTATTGGTACAGAACAGGCACAGCAGATGGTGATCTAGTTCCTTTGGTTTTTGACGGTGCTCTTTCTATAAAAGACGAGGGAACAGTTATAGATAGTTCAACAAGCATTTTAAATTTTACTGGGGGAAGGATTATAGCAACAAGTCCCAGCGCGGGAAGTGTGAGCATAGAGGTAGGGGATTGCAATAATGTTATTAAAATATCAGAGATGTCTGGATATTTTATTTCAGCAGGAGATAGCACTGATAGAAATCATATAGCCCCTCTATTTATAGGAAATAGTAATTTAGGATGGTCTAACGGAGAGTATAATTCACAGTGCAGTTCCAACTCATCAGGTACAATTATATCTATAGAAAATTTAGTAAGATTTTGTGCAATACCGCTGCCTTCTAATTTATCAACCGGTGACGTTGTAAAAATATGTGGCAAGGCTTTCTACGATGCGCAAGCTGTGATAGAAACCCTCCCTCAGGATTGGAATTTCTATTGTAGTGTTGCAAAAATAGATTGTGGAAAGTTTTCAACATCTAAGACTACTGAGGTTAACCCATTTATTCCAGCAATATACACTCCTTTTGCTTATGATGGGGGTACCATGTATTATACATGTTTTAGTGGGAGTGTGACACTAGATGAATCTTTAACCGCATGTGATACATCATTTTTAATTGGGATGCAGGCTGGTAGTAAGGATGGAAGTGCTGGAAGATATTATTTTACATATTCCCTTGACATAATAAAATCTCCTACGAATTTTTAATAACTCAGTTTTAATTACAGATTATAGTGTGATTAATATATTCTAATTTTTTCTTTTATTTGTAACATTTACCTCCTTTTAATCTATAATTTTTATAAAAATAAAAGTTATGAGAGTAGAAACACTTATAGTAGATCAATTTTATGATGATGCTGATGAGGTAAGGGAATTTGCATTAGCTCAGGAATTCACGACAAGGGGGAACTTTCCAGGACAAAGAACAGTTTCATTTTTAAACGAAGGTACCAAAAGCACAATCCAAAATATTATAAGGCCATTTGCAGGCGATGTCACATGGTGGGGAGGAGATTATACAGGATCTTATCAATACACAGTTGCTTCTGATAGATCGTGGATTCATTCGGATTACACAACAAACTGGGCAGGAATGGTATATCTCACCCCAGATGCACCACTTTCTTCAGGTACCGGATTATTCAGGCTAAAAGAAAACGGCCTAAGAAACTGGAAAAACTACGAGCACACCGACGAGGAAAATGCAAATGCACTTCACAATAGATACGCACAAGATTATACAAAATGGGAATTAGTCGATAGAATAGGAAATATCTACAATAGGCTAATTCTATATAGGGGAGACATTTTTCATGTCTCTATGGATTATTTTGGAAGCGACAAATATAATGGTAGATTATTTCAGCTTTTCTTTTTCAATACCCAGTTTTAATCGATGATTATAGTTAAAAAGCCTAGCGCTATTATTTACGGATGGGATAGGAATGATATCAGTGTTCTAAAATCTGATGTTTATTTCGAGGAGAATCTATTTGATGATGTTATTATTTATCCCATAGAATATAATGGAGACGTTGAATCAGATTATTCAATATTTCAGACAGATCTTATAATCTCAATTGGTGTAGACGTGGATATAAAAAATCCACTTTTATCAGGTAAGTTCATTAGATATAGTGAGACCCCGTCTGACAGTATTCTGGCAAATGATATTGTTTGTCAATCTGTATTTAGAACGTGTAAAAATACCACACCAAGATTTTCCATATTCACACCAGCTTATAAAACTGGTGATCGTATATTCAGAACTTATGAGGGATTAAAGAACCAAACATTTTTAGATTGGGAATGGGTTGTTATGGACGATTCACCCGACGAAGAGACATGGAATATACTACAAGAATTAGAGAGGAAAGATTTCAGGGTTAAGCCTCATAGAATACTTCCTATTACCGGTGGTAATGTTGGCCTTGCTAAACACAGGGCAGCAATTTTATGTAACGGAGATTGGTTAGTTGAATTAGATCATGATGATTATTTACTTCCCACATGCTTGGAAGAGTGTAACAATGCAGCACTTAAATATCCGGATGGGGGATTTATTTACACTGATTGTTGTGAGCTATATGAGAATGGAAATTTCAGAAGTTATAGTGGTGATTGGAGTGGAGATTGGCTAAAGAATGGAACTGGATTTGCATTTGGTTATGCTGGGCATTCTTTAACCCATATAGATGGCAAGGAATATCTATGGCATCATTATCCTTCAATAAATCCATTGACTATTAGATTCAATATAAGTATGCCTAATCATACTAGAATATGGAGGAAGGACATTTATCATAAAATAAATGGTCACAATAAAAGACTTCCTGTTGCCGATGATTTAGAACTTATAATAAGAACTTTTCTGAACACAAGAATGATACACGTCAAGAAGCTTCTTTATCTACAATATAATAATGGAAATAGCACTGTTGATAATAACTCCGTAGACATTAATAGAAGAGCAAGGTTAATAAGGGACTATTACGATCTTAAAATACATGAAAGAATAACCGATTTGGGATATCATGATTGGAATTGGATGGATGAGCACGGGCATTCATTTAAAACACTAAGAAGTTATGCCATGCCTAGATTTGGAGATAATGAACAAATAATTAATTATATTTATGAATAAGAAAGCAAAAATATGTTTAAATGCGATGGTTGCTAATGAGTCTAGAACCATTATAAGAATGCTCAATTCCTGCTATAGGTACATCGATTATTGGGTTATACAGGATAATGGATCCACTGATGGAACACAGGATTTAATAATTGAATTCTTTAAGGAGAAAAATATTCCTGGGTTTTTGTATGAGATAGAGTGGCATTTCCCAGGATGGAATAGGGATCATACTCTAAGAACATGCTTAGCGTCTGATCATCAATGTGATTGGATTTTAAGAATGGATGCGGATGAACAACTTCATGTTGATGAGAATTTTGATTGGACAATTCTTGATGATCTTAATATGCCAAGTTTTAATGTAACAGCAGAAGCAGGATCAACAAAATATTTTAGAACATGGCTATGGAACTCTAAACTTCCTTGGTTTTTTCAGCACGATAAAAGACATGAGACAATACATCTCCCTGAGATAGGAGAATCATTTCAGAGGATTAACCTTCCTTATGGGTTTAGACATATTATCACTAATGATGGACAAACATGGTATGCTCCTCGTAAATTTCTTAGAGATGCTTTAGAACTAGAAATAGATAAAGTTGTTGGCAATACTGTCCTGGAGGATTATTATCACTTATGGTATCTTGCAAAAAGTTATAATGATTGTTATGAAAATATGAATGAATTTGCTTTTGGAAAAAAACATGCTGATGAATATGCTAGGAGATGTATATTTTATTTTGAAAGATATTTAAACCAAGTTCATGAATGGGACGAAACAAAAGCACCTAAAAGATTTGATGAATTTGGATATTATGCGCTTATATTTATAGGAAGGTGTCATCTTTTTATAGGTAATGTAGAGCTTGGCAAAAATTATATTTATCTTGCTGGTGATTTTGCACCCAACAGAAATGAGCATTTAATGTATCTAAGTTTTTATCTTAATGAAAAAAATCAATATCATGAATTAATTTCAGTTGCAGAGAAAATGCTTAAACCCGATAGAGTAAATCCTTTTCCTAATGATTCTGTTTTCCTAATAGATGATAGAGCCTATTATAATACTAGCTCGTATCCTAATGATATACTCAATAAAGCTAAAAGTATGCTTGGAATTTGAAATAATTGAAAATCAATAGCTATAAAAATCATGAAAAAGAAAATAATATACATTGCTCCACATCTATCTACAGGAGGATTGCCCCAATATCTTTGTAAAAAAATAGAGCTTTTAAAAGACAATTACGAAATCTATTTGGTAGAATATGATGACGTGACTGGCGGGGTACTAGTCGTTCAAAGAAATAAAATTAGCAAACTAATCAAGCAATCTAATTTCTATACGCTTGGACCAAATAAAGAAGCTGTCGTTGATATAATAAATTCAATAGATCCTGATATTATTCATTTGGAAGAAATGCCTGAATATTTCATGGATCATGATATTGCAGAAAAAATATACACAAAGGATAGAAGATATAAAATATTTGAAACATCACACGATTCTAGTTTCAATTGCAGCAACAAAAGATTTTTTCCTGACAAGTTTTTAGTTGTTAGTAATTATCAGGTTAGCATGCTAAAATCTTTGGGTGTTCCTTGTGTGGTTGTAGAATATCCGATAGAATATAAGGATAGACCAGAAAGAGAGAAAGCTCTAGCAGAGCTTGGCCTAGATCCCTCATATAAACATGTTATTAATGTTGGATTATTTACTCCAAGAAAAAATCAAGCTGAAATATTTGAATATGCTAAAAAGATGACTGACTATAAAATAAAATTTCATTTTATAGGAAATCAAGCTGACAATTTTAAATATTACTGGGAACCTTTATTAAAAGATATACCATCTAATTGTGTTGTCTGGGGTGAGAGAAGTGATACACATAAATTCTATGAGGCTGCAGATCTTTTTCTTTTCACATCAAGAGGATTCTCTTCTGACAAAGAGACATCTCCCCTTGTTATAAAAGAGGCTATAGGATATAGGATTCCTTCTCTTATTTATAATTTAGATGTTTATCAAAACATGTACAAGAAATATGATAACATCCAATATCTTTCAGAAAATTCAAATAACATTAAAGCAATACTTGACATCCTTGGTATAGAGGATAAGAGCTATATAGATTATGAACCCATTGTATCTCCTGTGATCGATGAATCTAAAATACCATTTATGATAGATTTTGACGGTGAAGAGAATAAGATATCCTTTGTTTATAAAGATAAAATAAACAGCGACGTTTATGCTTCTGTTAAAGATATAGATTCTAGAGCTTGCATTTATAGTCTTACTCTTCCCCCTGCAGATCCAGGATTTACTTGGTGGTGCATTCCTTTACCTAAGCATGTTATAGATTTTAAGAACAATCCAACATTTGGTGGATTTAGAATTGAGTTTAGAGATAAATCTCAAGTCCTGTTGGGATTTAACGAAATAAGAATAAAAAATATATCAGTTGATAAACCGGTTATGGATATCACAAATACCGAACCGATATTTATGAATTATGAGGAATTCTTTACTGACAGAGTTTATGATGTTTTAAAAATTAAAAATCCAAAAACTGTATTGGATATAGGTGCAAGTTTAGGCCTTTGGACGAAATATGCTTTACATCAGGGCGCAGAAAAAATCTATTGCTTTGAGCCAAATAAAACAGCTATAGATCATTTAAGAAAAACATTAGAGAATGACCCAAATACTTTTATAGTGGAAAAAGCAGTATATAAAGAAAGGGCTGAGCTTGAATTTTACGTTGATGAATCTAATAGCATAACATCTTCTTTGTATTCTATAGACGGACACAAACCTTCTTATAAAGTTAGCGCAATAACTTTAGAAGATGCTATAAATATGACCGGAGAAAAAACAATCGATCTTGTAAAGATTGATATAGAGGGTGCAGAATTTGATATAGTAAAGAACACACCCGCGGAGGTATTTAATAGAGTAAATTCTTTCATAATAGAGTACCATGATTTCCTATTTAAGGAAGGAGCTGCTAAGCTATTTAGTATGGAGAAGAGATTAAAGGATCTTGGATATAATGTTATCAAGTCAAATATACCCAATACTAGATATTTATTTGTAACTAAAAATGATATTCAAATTAAAGATACAGAAAAAGAAAATTCTAAAATACCTTTCAGAGTAAATTTTATAGAAAATGAAAATAAGGTAGAACTTACTGTTATAAGAGAATGCGATCAAAGTTTTATTGTTTCTTATAAAGATATTGATTCGGGAGCTTGTATTTATCATTCAATTATGCATCCTCCTTTCCATGTTGGTATAACGTACTGGGCTATTCCCATTCCTAAGGGATATTTTGATTTTAAAAAAGATCCAACTTTTGGTGGTCTTTCTATTGAATTCTATGACCTCGATGAGAATCTAATACACACTGAATTATTAAGGATCAAAGAGATATCGATAGATAAGCCAAAAATTGATATAACAAACACCGAGTCCATTTGGATTAATTACAATGAATTCTTTGTTAATAAAATATATGATTCCATAAATATTGGTTCTTGTAAAAGTGTCCTAGATATAGGAGCTAATGTTGGAATTTGGAGTAAATATGTTTTGTATAAAGGTGCGGAAAGAATTTATTCATTCGAGCCTAATAAAAAAGCATTAAAAGACCTTAGAAAAGCTTTCTCTGATGATAAAAGGGTTAAAGTTTTTGATCAAGCTATTTATAAAGAAAACACTGAGATAGAATTCTTTGCTGGAGATAATAGTACAACATCATCATTATATGCTGAAATAAATAATGGAGGGGGTAACACATACAGTGTTAAAGCCATAACATTAGATGAAGCAATTAATATAACAGGTGAGCAATCAATAGATCTTGTTAAAATAGATATAGAGGGTGCAGAATTTGAAGTTATGAAAACATTATCTAAGGAATCATTTAGTAAAGTTAAATCTTTTATTATAGAAACGCATGATTATCTTTTCAAAGATGGAAGATACACATCTTACGATATCGAAAATATTTTAAATAATGAAGGATACTCTTGTAGTAGACCAGAAATAAATGGATGTAGATTTATTTTTGCAACTAGATAAAAATCTAAAATGAATATAGTAATCTATACTGATATAAATTACGAATATCAGGTAAAAAATTTTATGATCTCGCTTGATTACGCGGGAATAAAGGAGTACAAAATATTATATTACACAATAGAATTTGAATCTTCAATAAATGATTCTAGAGTAATATTAGTTCCATGGAATAAAAGGAATGATGTAAATAGATTTGAGTATTACAAACCTGCAATTTGCATAGACTCTTTAAAATATTTTGGAAATGAAGATATTTTATTTTTTGATAGTGATGTAATGCTTTCTAAAAAGATTGGAAGAATGAATCTTTATAAAGGCATAACACATCCTATTTTTTGTATGGGCCCTTTAGAATATCCATATACAACATGGACAGATCATAATGGACAAATAGCTTTTAATGAGATTAAATTAATGAATTATCTTGGTGTTACTAAAAGAAGTATGGGCTACATAATGTCATGTTTTTTTCATTATAATCATAATTGTTTAGATTTTTTAGAGGAATGGGATTCTTTCTGTAATAATAAATATCTATTAAAAGATAAACAATCTATATTTCCCTTTAGCGATGAAACAATCGCAAATGTTTTGCTTTGGAAAAAGGGATTCACACAAAATTACGGAAGAGGATTTATTAACACACATAAGTTTACTACATTCAAAACATGTGAGGAGAGTGATAGTATTCTCAATCAAAGAATTGATGGCAATATGTATGAGCAGTGCGATGATTCTAGCAAGATATATTTTTATCATGGTATGAAGACACAAGAAGAGAATGAAAAAATTATAAATTATATAAAATCTGTAATATGAAAATAGTTAATATAAATCCTGGATTACTTCCAATACCTCCTAATGGATGGGGAGCAATAGAAAAAATAATTTGGGAGATACATCAGAATCTGCTTTTATTAGGTCATGATTCTAAAATACTTTACACTGATCAAGTAAATAAAGGTGACTTTGATATAGTTCATGTTCATGTGGCAAATCTTGCTAATATGTTACATGCTAAAGGTATACCTTACATATTTTCATTCCATGACCATCATGCATTTTTATATGGTAAGAATTCTCCTCTTTTTCTAGAGAATATGGAAGCCATAAGAAATTCGATGCTCACACTGGTACCTGCAAAATTTCTTGTAGATTATTTTGACAGTCCTAAGGTCATTTATTTTAGCCATGGTGTTAATACCCAAATTTTTAAAAGACCCATCATTAATACAACTATTGAGCAGAAGCATAAATTATTATGTGTTGCTAATAATGGGTGGGCAGGAGATCCCTCTGCAGACAGAAAGGGATTTAGTTTTGCTATACAAGCAGCTAGAGAATTAGGATTACCCCTAACTATAGCTGGCCCTAAAAACAATAAAAACTATTTTGATGCTGTTCCACCCGATTATGATAATCTGAATATAATTTATGATCTTAACGAGGAACAACTAATAAATCTTTATAAGGAACATACAATTTTTCTTCATCCCTCAATATTAGAAGCAGGACATCCTAATCTAACACTTTTAGAGGCAATGTCTTGTGGATTACCTGTAGTTGGAACCTATGAGAACAATAATAACTTAGAGGGAATGGTTAAAGTGGAAAGAGATGTTTCCTCCATAAAAAAAGGAATTCTTGAGGTTATTAATAATTTTTATGAGTATAGAAGATTAACTTTTGTAACTTCTGATAATCTTTCTTGGAAAAATCGGACACTTAGTTTAGTTAGTATCTATAACCAATACATCAATAAAGACATGAAAGACATTTTAATAGACGAGTATGAAAAAACCCAAATAAATTATAAAGAGCCGATTAAGCCTTTAAATTCAGTAAATATAAGTTTCATAGGTAATCCTAAGGTAGAAATTTTAGGATCTGCTAAAATTAATTACAAAGTAAATTTTATAGACAATAAAAATGACACTCTTTATCATTCTGCAGATATAGGAAATAACATGTGGACTAGCTGCTCTATAAAATATTGTAAGGAGTGGAGGATAGAAGTTATTCCGCAGAATGCTCCTAATGAGAAATTGGTTCATATATTTAATCCCACAAGAAAAAGAGTTTATATAGCTTTTGAATCATCATCACTTGGAGATAGCCTAGCTTGGATACCGGTAGTTGAAGAATTTAGAAAAAAATGGGATTGCGAGGTTACATGTTCAACTTTCAAAAATGATCTATTTAAAAACGTATACCCACAAA